TTATGTCAAGAAAAAATGGAACAACTACATTTACATCAAATACATTGAATATTCCTATAAATACTAGTACTACCATCACTGGCACAATTAGCAGTGATGCATCAGGTACTCTTACTGCCGGACAAAGAGCTACCATTACATTTACATTGAGTACTTCTACCACTTTATTTGATTTATCCTATGTAAATTGTACTGGCGGAATACTAACTGATTTCTCAGGAAGTGGAGTCAATTATACAGCGAGATTCACACCAAATACAAACTCAACGACATCCGGTGTAATATCCATGTCAGGAACAAATGGAACAACCACATTTACTTCAAGTACCCGCACGATCACAATCGATACTCGTGTAACCGCAGTTACATGTACAATTACATCTACGAAAACTGAGTTTGATATAGGGGATACAGCCACTATTACATTTTCAATGAGTCCACCTACTACAAAGTTTGAAGATTCAATGATTATGATGAGTGGTGGTACATTAGGTACAATTACAAGTGAGGATAACGGAGCAAGATATATAGCGACATTTACACCAGATGTTGATTCATTTAATGCATTCGGATACATATCAGTATCTGGAACAAGCAGTGATGATACTACAACGATTACTTCATATTCAGTCGGTCTTCGTATAGATACTAGACTAGATGATGTAACCTGTACAATTTCATCTAGTAAAACTGTATTTACTTCAGGAGATACTTCCATTATTACATTTTCCATGAATCCATCCACTCTGGTATTTGATAGTTCACTTGTTGATGTGAGTGGTGGCACATTAGGTACAATTACAACGAATGATGGTGGAGCAACATATACGGCTACATTCACACCGAATGAAAATATATTGAGTTCAGGTACTAAGTTTAGAACAGCAGATGGTGCGTTGTATAATTATGACGGAACAATATTATATTCATTTTATGATTACACGACAACATCATTTACAATACCAGATAATGTAACAACAATCACTAAAGAAGCATTTGTATCAACATCAATTACAGGAATTGTTATACCAAGTTCCGTTACTTCAATCGGCGATAAATCATTTTCAAATTGCAGTAATTTGACAACTATCGTATTTGAAGGTAACCGTCCAACGATTGCAAATGATTCTTTTGAGGGAATCAATTCGTCAGCAATGATTTATTATTATACAGGTAATTCTGATTGGCCAGATGCATCAATCAATGGTATAACGCCTACTGTCTACAACTCGTTTGATGTATTCACACCATATACATTCAAAAGTATTATATCAAATACATTTTCACACGAGATTGATATTTCAAATACAAGTATTACTAGATTGAATCGTTATATATTAGCACCTGCATCAGCACCTACCACATATTTGACAATCACCGATAGTTATGATTTGTCTTTTGTACAATATGCAAATATGACTACGTATAAAGATTATTTATTAACAATATTCCAAGCCGTGTCAGATTTATCAGGTACGTCTGCATTCAGTACAACCGATTTTAGATTTGATTCTAATTTTCATAATGTCTATTCACTTGATTGTGATTCCAGTTTGAACCTATTACTCACAAATAATTGGGGGATAGATCGCACTACAAGTAATGGATATGTGACTTTCTCATACGTGGATAATTATTTACAAGCAAAAGCACGATATAAATATGATCCTTCTGGAACCAATCAACATGTTACGGATTCGACATTTACAGGCACCAATTATTATGTAAAATATAATAGTACCGGATTGTCACTAGTTAATTCAACAAGTAATGCAACACAATTCATATTATATTCATCACCATTTGAAGAATCGTTACCCGATGATTTCAATCCAAAAAATGATGAAAATGTAACAAATAGTCGTGTATCTATTAATAGCAGTGTTAGTAATATTGAAAGTGAGTTATATACCAAATTAATTAAAGATATGAGTAAAGATGCATATTTGAATCAAGTTTCAGCGGTTGGTCCAGATTCAACCACACGATCCGCTGCCGAATCCATGTTGGCTACTATAAAATCAACAGTGGAAGACCAAGGTAATGTACTGAGATATGATACATCGATATACAGTACCTTCCGTGATGGTGCATTATCATTTCAATTACAAACGAATAGTGCTGGAAATGGAACGGTTGGTATGTACACAGTACCATATGTATATTTTACATGTGAAGCAGATGCCTCTGGTACTTATGGCGCTGTTGGTAAATACCATCCATTCATGTGTGTTGTATCATACGGTATTTCCGATAGACCATGTGGATTGATGGATATTCCTAAACCTCCGGGGGATGGTGTCGGTGGTGGTTATGAAAATCAAACGGTCACGCGTGATCAAACAATAGGATTTCTTTTAAGTAAAATCCCTATGTTGGATTATGGTACAGTAAATGATGTTAGTGAAAACATGATAATGCTTTCACGTAATTTACGTGATGAATCTGGATATGATGAAAAGCCTCCATATGATATTTATAATTATTCTATGTCAGTAGCGGCTGGTATTATGATTGATGGCGTGACGATTTTCCCAGTAATGAACAATATTCTTAACACTGCTCAATTTCAAGCCGAAATTACTCCAAAAGGACATCATGTTGGACGAAGTTTAGCGGGTGGACTCCATTACCATGCAGATGGACATGCTGCTCATGCAAATAATATATTCAATGTGTATAACAACCTAGATTATGTTGGGCGTTTTCACCCACCGCTTATTGGATTTTCACTAGACGGAATTGCATTATACGGTAAATATGAACATGATTATTCTACTATGAGTGGTTATTCAATTGCACTTGATGAATACGGTGCACATGAGCACGGCGACTATGGATATCATTATCATTCTCATGAGGTGAATGTAAATGAAACATATGAAGGTTCAGCCACTACGTTGTATGATTACAGTGTAATGTATCAAAATAATCCAACTACTTTATCATATACTGGACATGTATTATTACCGGGTGCATATAAAGGTAATGTTGATGAAGTTCCATATTTCTTAGAATCAGGACTGAATCAAAGCACTGTTTTCGTTGGTAAAAATACAGTGTAAACGATGTGTATAATAACAACCGAATGATTGGTATTATAATCGTCCTACCCGCGACTCGCTATCTTTCCATAATTGCAATCGTTGATTCCATGTAAACACCTGATTCTGTATTTCGCGGGTTTTGTCAACTTTTATTGGTTGATTATGTGGAGGTATTGGAGGCTTCTGAACGATGATTTTTTTGGACATTGTTGCTCCCATTTTTATAGTATATATATACATACTATACACATTTGAACATTATAATCCGCACTTTGTGCGGATAGTGTTCAAATGCAACGTTACCGATAAATCAATTAAGACGCACGCAAAGCGTGCGAAGTTAAATGTTCATCGGTGTAAAAATTGTTACCATTCGCATACAGATTTTTCACAACTTACTGTTTCACATGGTGATTCGGCAATAACTGGTTCTTTGAATAATGGATTATATTCCACATTGTATTTCGTGCACCACTGAATACATTTTTGTAAGTTTGCCTTTACCATACTATCTATTCGATCGCTGTTTTTATTTTCCATGAGCACGAGTGTCGAATATATCGCCTCCATTTGTTGTTGCCCAAATATTGAATTGTATTCCTCTAAACGAGTCATATAATAATGGGGAATCTGTGATGATAAAAACCGGCCCACATGAACTACTTCCGTCATATTCGAAAATGCTTTTCGAAATGCCGGATAAAAACTATTACTATTTTCATAGAGAAAGCCTTTACATACCACATATTTTTCCGAATTGGCATAACGACTCATATTCGGTTTGGAAATGTAGACTTTCTTATAAAAGGCACTCAAAATATAGAGTAAATCGATGGTAGATGCGAAAAAACAATCGAATATTTTCAATACGAAATGTCCGCCCCGTTTTTGCATGGTTAACGCATATACAATTTGTGCAAACAATAATTTGATAATATTGTTTTCTTGATTCGAATAATCGTCGGAAAAATCGAAGCCTCCGTCACCAGTAATAATATCCATCGACGATCCGTATTTTTCGCGACAATAATCCAAGTTTTCTAAAGACAATATATTTCCGGTCCCGTCTTTACCGTATTCTAATGCCACATTCGGATTTTCCCGTAAAAAATACTGGCTTTTTTTCCAAGCTGGAATATTGTCGTCATTGTTATCATCCAATAATGTCATACCCACATACATATCACTTGAACATTTGCGGGTTTTCAATAAAGCTTCGATAAACCCACCTGGACCTTCGGCTAAATGAAAACTTTTGATGGGTCCGTCGTAATTATTGATTAAATAAAAAGAATATATCATTTCCAACATTTTATAATAGGCACGCGACAATGGTTTGTATTTCGCCACACTTTTTTTCTTATAATCATTAATGGCAATACGACTATAATGTTTCGATTTGAAAATGGGTTCTGGAACATTACTATGTACATATTCATATGGATTCGTGTATTTTTTATAAACGTCCCAATCATATTCATAATCGCGCAATTTTTCTTTGAGTTCTTTTAGAAATACCGACATGGATGATGATATTTTCGGAAACGATTGATGATCGCCCCGGACATCTTCTTGGCAGTGTATGTTCTGCAAAGACAGATTTGTTTTTGGTAAAATAAAATATAACATTTGGTTGCTACATATTTACAGAAAATTGTGTTTATATGGCTTTTTATTCTATATATGATTCTTCACTCAATTCACTGGTACAATCCAAATATGTGTTTTCCGGATCAACATCCTTCAATTCAAACACGGATGCAATCTTGCTCGACTTTTTGGATGAAGATTTTTTTACCGGTTTTTTCACATAGACTTCGTCTTCATCTTCATCTTCTTCCTCCTCGTCCTCATCATCGTCTTCGTCTTCCTCCTCGTCGCCATCGACCACAAATCCGTCTTTGACATAACCGTCTTTGGTTCGTTTTACAGTAGGATCGTCATCTTCCTCATCCGATTCATCGGAATCTTCGTCGCCTAAATCTTCGAACCCGCCATACAATGTTTCGTAAATCGTATCCCATTCACTTTTCGATAAATCGTCGATTTTACCAGTTTCATCGCGATTGATCAATACACATGATCCGAAAAACAATACACTGTCGACCGGTGGAGGAAACTCGTATTTGTTTTCACCGTTGGCACGACCCTTTGTTTTACCATACAAACTAATATTGTATTTTTTGGTGCCTATTTCGACATGCCAAGTGGTATAACACTTGAATCCTTCCGCGGTTTTTAAACATGCTTTTTTGTAAATATCGTCTTCGGATTTCAAGACGGCGCCCTTGATATTGCCTAATTTTTCAACGATTAGAATGTTTGACATGATGTATAATAATAGATGTAATGCTTGGTTTATATACTTTTTCTAACCAATAAAATCAATTTTTTGCCCCTCTTCGTATAAAAAACACCTAATTATATGCAACGTTAATGTAATATGTGGTGGATATTACAAACAATAGTGATCTCGATAATTATTATATATATAGCGCACCATGCGCTACAAGTTCTGAAAAACAATTATACTACGCCAAAAACGAAAGACATTGTAGGCTTTCAAACAAAAAGGTATCGGGAAATGTTGGAAGAAGTTCTCGAAAAGCGTGATTTTAGAGATCCAAGTTCTCAATTAGATCCAAAAGATTTCCTGGGAGAAGATGAAAAAAAACATATGCACGACGACCTATTGCAATTTATGGAACAAAACGTTTAGTGTCTTTGACAAAACGCTTAGTGTCCTTGACAAAACGTTTAGTGCCCAGCCTGATAAAACATTTAATGAAAACATATAAAACCAATCCGCTATGAATACTAAGAAATATGCAAACCTCATCTACAATTGTCGACCGAGAAGGATTGTTGAATCGTTTCCTAAACTTTGAACTTTCTTATGAAATTATTTCTTATAAAAAAGTTTCCCATCCCTACAATTTAGGAATCGCCTTACCCTATGGTAAACGATATTACGCATGGTTTTCGTTTTATCAAGATCGGGATGTCTGTTTCTTGATGGAATTGACACGGGAAAAAAAGATTGGTAAAATCACTGTATCTGAAATCCATGGTTTTGACCAAAAATTGGCATTAGGAACACTTTTTTATGGAACGCTCATTGACGATCGTCATTTTTTGATTGACGACGTTTTTTATTACAAAGGCCTATCTTTGAAACCAAAGACTTTAGGCGAAAAATTAGGAATCATCCAAGAGTTTTTGGAAACGATAATTCAATTATCTGAATCCCAACTAGTCTTTTCATTGCCACTCATGTGGTATTATACACCCGGCGATGAAGAAATCCCGACCACATTGTTAAAAAATTGCGCCTATACATTGCATCATATACAATACCGTTCTTTAGGTGAAACGGTTCCCTACTTGAACAAACAAAAAAATACCGCAGCAGAAACTCTACAATCATTCAAGACTGTATCTACCAAACCAATTGTAATTAAACCCGATATAAAAAAACCACAATATAATAGCCCCACCATCTTCAAGGTTTCTGCCGATATACAATATGATATCTATCACCTTTATGCATACGGACAAAACCGCGAAGACGTATATTACGATATTGCCTATATTCCCAATTGCGAAACGAGTATATTCATGAATGGTTTATTTAGGAATATACGGGAAAACAAGAATCTGGATTACATCGAAGAAAGCGATGACGAAGATGATTTCGAAAATATTTCACCCGATAAATACGTGGACTTGAAAAAAACGATTTTGTTGGAATGCGTTTTCCATAAAAAGTTCAAAAAATGGGTTCCGCGTAAAGTGATGCCACGAGGAACTAAATATATACAGGCGCATCGATTATAATCCGCGAAATATCGCAATCTATTATATATGACACACGTCAACCCAGCAAGTTATGTTTCCGGAAATGCAGTCCAAAGTGGAACGGGTATAATACCGCAACCTTATGTATCTTCGTTAAGTGGCAATGCATCACACTATGCATCGAAAATGGTCGGTGGTAAACACCGTCGCGCAAAATCATACAAGAAAAAGAAGGCATCTTCCCGCAAAAACCGCATGACTCGTAAAAATCGTAGTCGCAAAGCTCATTAATAGGATGTATTATTCTTCACCAAAATCTAAATCGGCAATATTAATCGCACAATTCCCCGCCAAAGCATTGATGGGTGGTTCATCGTCCTCATCTTGTCCAACTGGTCCCGTCATTGTATTGTGAATCGGTTCAAACACGCGTTTCCACGTTTTGTCTTGATCCCAGTCAATGCTCATTCCAGTATAATCCCGACTCCCTATTTGTCGAATACGATAATTACATTTTTTATAGAAACGCCGGCGTTGTGCCCATTGTTTCTGAAACAAATCATGAGAATCAACAATATCCACCACGATCGGATTCTCATGTTTTACCCTCAATATCCGCCCCACCGATTGTATAATATCGGTTTTCGGCGTAATCATCACCAATGTCGACAAGGTTTTAATATCCAGTGCTTCCGCTGCCATCGCATATGTCGCCAAAACCACCTGTTTTGTCTCGGTAAGTTGCAGCGCTTCTTGTTTCATTCCACCTACATAATATCCTACCGGCGCGATTTGGCGATGAATAATGGCTTCATACAAATATGTCAACAATGATCGATTATGTCCCAATACCATGATTTGGTTCTCTGGGTTTTCCGCAATCAAATCGGCAATGACACGCACAATAAAGTCGCTCCGTGGTCCAAAATCACACAATTTCACAATCATCGTGCTATATTTGGGATTTCCCCGAAAATCGTGTTCAACTTGATTGAACTCTACGTCATCGCTCTGATATACAATTGCCCGCACACAAACACAATCTTCGTCTTCGCGTTTTTCAGTATAAATCTTGGGTCCAATAAACATGTATAATACTTTGGTCAATTTATCTTTGCGATCCACCGTCGCCGAAATACCCAACATACACGGCGAAACTGTTTTCAACAACGTTTTCGAAAATTGTTCACTCCCGATCCGATGCACTTCATCCACAATCGTGAGCCCGAATTGTTCTACGACACCTACCGGGTATTCTTTATCATACAAGCTTTGTATCATACCAATCACAATATCTTTGCCATCCACATCCATGGTTTGTCCTTGTATTTTTCCTACAGTCGCACCCGGTAGGAAATCGCGAATACGTTCAATCCATTGGTTCATGAGAAACTCTTTATGTACCACAATGAGTGTCTTTTTTTGTATAATACTGATGATTTTTAATGCCATGATGGTATTGTGAGTGACTGTGAAATCGCCCAAAACAAACCGGTGATTTCCGTCGATTTCGAAGCCGTAATAATCGTCGATTCCAATGGGTTCCACAGTAATAGAATAAGTATTGTCCACCGAAGAAACATCGAGAGATGGTAACCGTTTGACAGGTATATCGCGTGTTCCATGAATCGATATATGGGTTTCGGATTTTTGAATGGGGAAACCGAGTGAGCGGACCAGATAATATATATCGGAGACCAAGGTCTTGTCTGATTGTTCGATTTTCATACCATAAGTTTTATTTGTTTCATCAGAGTATCCAAACGAGTCCAAGATCCCCGCCAGTAATTGTAAGCGTATACTGCGCACATTACATAAATATTCATAAGGAATGGATGTATAATCATAAATAGACATACCGATTGTATATGGGTCACCCGTGATATATTTTTCCGAAAATTGGACGGGAACACGGTATCCACGGAGAGATTCATGATCACACGCCAAATAATCTAATAGTGAAATATCGATCACAGTGTTTTCTTGACAATTCCATAATGACAATATATGACTTTCATTCACGACATAAGATTCGTCATCTCCAGTTGTAACGCGATACATCATTTCTTGTCCACGTGCTAACGATAAAATGGTACGCGGACAAGAATCATCACCCATAATGACATCACCGAGTTTCAAATCTTGGACATTACAAATCACCCCATCATACATGAGAACATGGGTATCTTTAGCCAAACATTTACCCCGTCCACAGGGCACTTCTAAAATACCCCCGCCATGATATTCCCCATTGTATCTGGAAACATGATTCACATAGACTCCTACAATCTTGTCTTGATAATCGCGTAATGGGTTCGGGAAGTGAACATCTATATCGACACCGTTGCCAATTTCAGACGATCGTGGCGGTCCATAGCGTTCCAATCCATAAAATCGTGGAATATAGATTTTCGCTGCATTTTCACGGAAGACGGCAAATGATGGTTCATCCACTCCCATACCAAATATGGCGGAACTGGATTCGGGTTTTACGTATAAATCGGTTTTTAGGAAGGATATGTCTTCTTCTGTGAGAACACTTTTAGGTATAGTATAACCTTTTTTACCTAAATAAGCATGTTGACACACCCCCTCTTTATAGTCGTTGGATAGTACCACGTTTCCCGGTTTAGATTTAGCATCTTTGGCTTTGGCAGCCCGATTTTTAGCAGCAATAATTTTTCGAAATTGACTCATTGGTTTTTGTTTTTCCATCCACGAGTCGAGTCCCCATAAAAATCAATTTTGACGCCAACAAAATATATAGGTTAGATTATATAGTAGAATGAAAGTCCCTTTATCATTGAGAACAATGAGTGTTTTAGAAATGACATTATTAGCCATCATGATCATATACATTGTATTACCATTGAGAACCTCTGCTTGGCTAGCACCTTATGTCGCATCACCTTTAGGAATGGTGGTATTATTCTGTATTACCATTAGTTTATTCGTCTATACGAATCCAGTATTAGGTGTATTATACATCTTAGTTGCATATGAAGCATTACGTCGGAGTACATCAATTGCAGGAAAAGTTGTCATTGTTGAGAACACTCCCAGTCAAGAGAAAAAAGACATTGATTTACGTTTAATGAACCCAACCAAGGAAAAAACCATTGAAGAAGAAGTCATCGAAGTCCGTGCACCCATTGGCAAATCCGTCCCAACCGAATACATCAACAGTAGTTATAAACCAGTTGCGGATAAATTAGAAGGAGCATCACTTGTATAATATAATACAAAATACCACGTTTGTATTATAAGAACCATTATTGAGGACATAATCCAAAGTGTTTTTTACGTCCGGAAATCCCTTTTATGATCTTTTCATAGAACTGATTTTTTTGGTTCTCATTACCTCCATCACATTCATAATATTTTCCATCTTTACCACACATGGTTTCACAGCTTCGTACTAGAATACATTTTTTATATTCTAATTTTGGAGTAATTAACTGATGTTTGTCTTTTTTACCAAGATTGTCTTCTTCGGGGAATAATACACATTGACCGTTTTCGGGATTTGTTGTATATGGACTCAGTCTGAAATGTTTGCAATTGGTGCATAATTTTGTAGCCATCGCCTCATCCATGGCAAAGAATACGTATGTCAAAATAAATGATGTAAATAATAACATTGTTGTATTCTTATTTTACAAATTGTTTTTATGCCCTTTTTACAAAATAAACCAATTGCGGATAAATTGTTGTTGGTAATACAAAATAATAAGTTTGTATTATCTACAAAACACTATTTTAGGTTGGTCATACATCTATTGTTACATGACTTCAACCACTCTCAGCAGATATTGGAAGAGGATAGTAGTTGATATGAAAATAATAGAGAATCGCCATGAATCCATAGATGGAACCAATTCCCATAATCAATCCAGTTAAATGTTTGATATAACCTTTTTGTTTTTTCTCTTTCTTTTTAGCATCTGGATCATTTTTGATACCTACAAAACATACAATCGATAATATAATAAGTAACAATGAGAACAATGGTAAAATACCAACAATAATAGTTGGTTTTATTTGCCCAAATAAATATTTGATTTGTTTTAACAGTGTAAAGACGCCAGTTAACATACTTATAAAACCGCTACCTAATGTGCTAAAAACAATTGCAGGACCGGGATTATAGATTTTATCCAGACGACTAAGCGTAATGGATACATAAGATACCGCAACCAAAAACAATATCATAGTACCAATATATCCTTCGGTGCTATCATGATATTTTTTAGAAAATCCATCGATAGACAATGATAAACCTAATGCGACTATTATGATTCCAATAAAAACAGTTGCAACTGTAATAGATTCGCTGGTTTTATATTGATTCATAACCATAGATTGATACAATGGTGGAGCAGCAAACCATCCAATCGTCATTACCATAAATATACTAAACATAACACCTACTATCTTATTATCAGGAGAATCATTTTCGACTAACTTGGTAAGTGTTTTTTTACCTTTGATTGAACCTTTATCATCCACCAATTGACAATCCATCATTTCATATCCCTCTTGAAAACCTTCTTGATTTTTGGCTCCATTTATTTGAATAATTTGGTAAGAGGATGGTTCCATTAACATCAACGATGAAGGGATTGTTTGGTATCCTCCAAACTCGATTTCTTTGATTGATACAGGATTCGTAAAGATCAATACACGATTTACATCACTATTGTATTGGATAATTTTGGATTGATTACCGATAAGTGGATCAAAATGAAAACTCATATCATCATAATAGGTGGATGGGTTTTTTGACATTTTCAATAGTTTATCAATGTCATTATCATTGTCATTTGAGAACTTTTTGATTTTCAATAAAAAACACGCATATATTTTATCATTGTTTTTGACACTTTTGTTCTCAATCACCAATTCGGCATCGTAATCAACGCCAACAATATTATGACTCTTTTTGAAAATATACAAATTGGTGGCTTGGTATTTTTGCGGAGTCAAATTGGAACTATATTGCAGATTATGTCGAATAATACTGTTTGGCATATAATACGGTATTTGCAAATAACCGCCATTCGACAATGTATGTTTGAACATATGGGTAAACAATACCGCATTGTAATAATCATGTTCAACGAGAACATGCTCGGTTATTTTATCAGTATTATTTGTATCAAAATTGGTGGACATTATATACTCTCTTTATATAATGTCTACAAAAATCTTTCGACTAAAGTCTTATAAATATGGAATATATGCAAATGTATTGTTCTCATAAATTGTTGCAATAAAGACTTCATTGTATCCCTCTACGTAAACGGTGCTTCCATTCTGTATATCATCACATCCATATTCATTGGTACAACTTTTGCCATTCACACTTACCGGTAGTTTTGTGTTCAGACTACCGACACCATTCGCCATGGTATAATACTGCCATTTCTCTCGACCTGTCATGGTTCGTCGTCCCATCAATGGCAAAATAAGGGCATTATCTCCACTACGATTTCCTCCAGAAGGGGTTAATATACCTACTTGTTGATATGCCATTCCGGTACCCCGAGTTTCCACATTGACTGGTATTCCGGGAACTCCGCGCACATCGCTTGAATTGCGTTGCATATAATATCCATTGTCTTTCAATGGAGGCATATACGGATCATTGATCGAGTCGTTGCTCCTGGTAGCAATACCGGCTAAAGTAGGCGGATTGGAAGGAAGGACCAAGATCTTTGGAGAAGAATTGTCCGGAATATGACGAATATGTTTTTGATTATATATCAAGTAGGCAACAACTCCCAAAACAATGAGTAATATCAACAATGTCATGTTCTCAATACATACAACACCAGGAATACATTTTTTTGCCATTATATATATTTGGGTGCGATTTTCTTCGTACCTTTTTCGTACCTTTTTCGTACCTTTTTCGTACCTTTTTCGTACCTTTTTCGTACCTTTTTTGTACCTTTTTCGTACCTTTTTCGTACCTTTTTCGTACCTTTTTCGTACCTTTTTCGTACCTTTTTCGTACCTTTTTCGTACCTTAGAACTTGGGTGGTTTTTTGAATGGCTTCACTTTACAATTATAGCATTTTTTTATAATACTATCGGAATAATGTATCAAATGAAATCCCGTAGTCGAATAACAGAAACAATCGACTTGTTCAATCATATTCCATATTTGTTTTTCGATTTTTTGCGTTCCAGTGACCCAGAAAAAGAATCCAAATGGAATGTATAATACATGTCCTAACGCTTCTAAAGCATACCATCCGAAACATTGGGGGAACTTGATTACCAAATAAAATCCACATACAACATAACTAAAGAGGGATACAAAGGTATCGCCAACCCATACAAAAAACTTGCCTATTTTTTTCAATATATTGGAAATACCACTGGTGGTTTTTTTGATACCATTTTTGACAGTTCTGGTGGTTTTTTTGATACCATTTTTGACAGTTGATATACCTTTAGTAATTGCACTTAAACCTGGAATCTTAATACCTTCTTTGTAATTTTCCATCATAGATTCCTTGATAACAGCACTTTTTTCACGCCGCCGTACTTTATGACCATCAGGTCTTAATATTTCGTCATCTTTATTTGCCATTCCTTCCACGTTCGTGCCGTCGCTCATGATCAATTGTTTGAAAATGGCAAATATGACAATCAAAATGCCTAAAATAAAAATCAAATATATATTGGCGCTCTTCTCTTTCATGTATAATACCTATTATATATGAAGAACATTTTTGTGTTGTTTACTGTTTATTTTGCAGAACGGAAGTTCTCATATTTCATTTTGGTTTCTTGAATGGATGCATTCTCGGCCTTGATGACATAAGGAGTCAATTGACTAATATTGGTAAATAAAGTGGCTTGATCTTCCAATGCATTTGGAACAAGGGATGAATATCCTAAAGGGGTCATTCCTTCTGTAATATTTTCAAAACCGGATTTATCTTCTTCTTCTTCGTCATCAACCTCGTCCATACCTTCTACCAGATCTTCGTCTTCATCATCGGCATTTTCATTCATACCTTCTACGTCATCTTCTTTTTCATCGTCATCTTCATCTGCTCCTTCAACTACATTTTCCATACCTTCTTTGGCATAGTCTAATCCAAACTTGATTAAATTGGTTGCCGCTAAAGCAATTGCCAAAATAACCACCATGTTTTTACTGAAAAAGGAGGTTAAAAAACCAAGGATTAAAAAAATGACCGCATGAAAAATATCACCACCAATCAAAAGCAATAATAGATTGATGAAAGCAACACCGGCAACACCATACAATACATATTTATTATGTAATAATTTGGCTGCATCTTTGCCTACGTGAATATTTTTATTCGCTTTTTGAAATAACTTTTTCAAAAACATTATATAGTATAGGTCGAGTTTATTTATCGGCGTCAACATCCTCTAGATCTTCTAAAAATGTTTCCGGTAAATCGCCACTATAAATATCCAATACTTCACGCACCACTTCTTCACGTTGAATATCGGCGCGGTCAAACTCGAAACTTGATATACTGGTTGATCGTTTTCCCTTGAACTTTTGCAGAAAATCTTCCATACCATTGATTTCATGGGGGCGATCATTTTGTTCTAAATCTCCCGTAATTACAATTCGACTATTTTCGCCTAAACGGGTCAGCAACATTTTCATTTGAGCCACAGTTGAGTTCTGCATTTCATCTGCCACGATCCATGCATTCTTGAATGTACGACCGCGCATAAATCCAAGGGGTGATATTTCGATGATTTTGTCTTCCATGAGTGCTTGTACTTCACGTGGAGTAATAAAATTGTATAATACATCATAAATAGGTCGTACCCATGGCGCCATTTTTTCTTCTAAAGTTCCCGGTAAAAATCCCAATTCTTCATCCACGGAAACCGATGGACGTGTGAAAATGAGTTTTTCGTAGGTTCCCATTAAGAAAAGGCGAACTCCTTGTTCAGTCGCCAGCAACGTTTTACCGGTTCCCGCTGGACCGGAAACGACAATGATCTTCTTGTTTTTGTTTTTCAAGCGACTCATATATTCTTCTTGATGACGGTTTTTTGGTTTGGTGAACTTGTTCTCGAAAATGGACTGCTCTCTTGCAGACAAATGGTGCATGTTCTCATACATTTTGTGTTGATTTGCCAACGTTTTTTCGCGTTCAATTTCCGACGCATACTCATACATGATCTCCTTTTCGTTTTGTCTTCTAGGTTTTCGCCCCTTTTTTTTAGGTAAAGGTTCGCCTAGATTATCTTCCATTTTACAATATTCGGGTATTTTAATTTGATTGGGTTTACGGGTGGAATCGTGTCATTCATAATTTTGGCAAAACATCATATCATCGAGTAATATATAGAAGGAATGAATTATATATTATTATGGATGGGATTTGTGCATATTGTTCTTACTCCGGCGCGGGTTTCTAGTATGATGATGAAGATGAAAGTGGATCCGACCTTATTCATTCATCGGAAAACGTTCCAAGTATTTCATGACCAGCACGAGTTTTTACCGGTCAATCAAACTATCTTGACGATTTCACCGGGCGGGATAAAAGGGTATTATATGATGGGTACATGTGCATATATCAAGGAACATTATAATATTTCTTCGATGGTTTTTTCCGGTGCATCTGCTGGTGCATGGAATACATTGGTCATGACATTTAAAGGCGATACTCGCGAATTGATGAAATTGGCAACGCATCCGCGAATGACTGCAGTGAAATCCATTTTGGAAATGGAAAAAGAGTTTAAGCGTACGATTTTGAATACGTATACACGGGATGATTTCGAATTAGACAAGATTTTTATTGGTATGACCAATATTGTAGCTGGTAAACCGCATGCGGTCATTTACCATGGGTTCGATAACTTGGAAGATGTATTGAATGCCTGTATTGCGAGTTCACATATTCCGTTGATCACGGGCGATTTGACGACGATTTATAATAATATGTATAGTTTTGACGGTGGATTTAGTAAACATCCATATTTGCACGGATCGATTTTCCATATTACACCATCCATGTGGAAAAACAATACTGGAATGATAGTAAAACCTCCTCGGAAAAAATTACTGGGAAAAATTGACGAATATACTACCTTGTTCTCCAAAGACCATTATGATTTGGAACAATTGTATCAACATGGATATGACGATGCCCATTTAAATCGGGATAAGCTGGATGCCATTTTTCCGAAAAAAATGGATGAAGAATAAATGCAAGAATCACGCGGCGAGTTAGAATAGATCAAAAAACCGGAATGATGTAAATTGAAAAGAATATAAAATCTACGGGTTATATTATTTAGGAAGAAATGTCCACCGACAGTGCATTTGTAGAACCTTTACTGAAAACTGACGACAACCGCTTTGTGATGTTCCCAATTACGAATCAAGATATTTGGGCCATGTATAAAAAACAGATGGATTGTTTTTGGCGCGCAGAGGAAATTAATTTGGCGCAAGATTTGGGAGACTGGGATAAGTTGACTCCCGATGAAAAGCATTTTATTAGTATGGTATTGGCTTTTTTCGCCGCATCAGACGGACTTGTGTTAGAAAACTTGGCATCTCGCTTCATGAATGATGTGCAAGTTTCCGAAGCCCGGGCATTTTACGGATTCCAAATTGCCATGGAAAATGTACATTGTGTTACCGGAACTACAAAAATACTAACCGATACTGGTTATTATAATATCAAGGATTTACTAGACAAAAAAGTAAATATATGGAATGGAACCGAATTTACGGAAGTTGAAGTTAAATATACTGGTAATCAACCAATTTATAAAGTTGAACTATCAAATGGAATGGAATTAGATTGTACTTCTGGACATAAATGGTTGATTCGTAGACGTGATAAAATAAACACCCAAATACGTAATGTGGAAAAGATTGAGACACATTCATTGGTAATTGGCGATATTTTAGAAAAATACGATTTACCGATTGTAAATACGACAGACCCAGATCAGTTTATGAATCCATATATGCATGGATTCTTTTGCTCGAATGGATCATATTCTACTAACAATCCAATTATCTATTTACGCGATGATAGAAAAGAACTATTACCTTATTTTAAATATAGTTCTAAATCTATTACTGGAGATGCGATTAAACTAACCATTACCAAATACATAAATAAATCTAAATATGAAGTTCCGATGAATTATAGTACTGATACTAAACTAAGATGGTTAGAAGGTTATGCCGATGGAGATGGATGTGTCATTCATAATGAAAAGATAGAGTCTACATCTATACAAATCCCGTCTACAAATCATATTTTTTTAAAGGATGTGCAAATATTATTGACTACCTTGGGTATTCATTCAAATATTAAACTTAGTGAACCAACAAGTGGTGATAGTAATTGTAGCTTTGTTTTGAATATTACTGGAAAATATGTGTCTCGATTAATGAATCTTGGGTTCCAACCAAAACGATTCGTTTTGATAAAATGTGAAAGATTATTAGATTCAAAAATAGATGCATTAATAAGAATAAAAAGCATTGTAAAAATATCGGATGATGAAGAAACTTTTTGTTTCAATGAACCTAAATTACATACTGGTATTTTTAATGGTATTTTAACTGGACAAAGTGAAACATATTCACTTTTGATCGACACCTATATTCGCAACAGTGAAGAAAAAGACAAATTATTCCGGGCAATTGAGAATTACCCATGTATTGCCAAAAAGGCGAACTGGGCGAAGAAATGGATTGGTGACAATCGCAGTTCATTTGCCTCACGTCTCGTGGCGTTTGCCGCCATTGAAGGCATCTTTTTCTCATCGTCTTTCGCCTCCATTTATTGGATCAAAAAACGCGGTCTTATGCCCGGATTGACTTTCTCCAATGAATTGATTTCGCGCGATGAGGCATTACATACCGAGTTTGCAATATTATTATACAATAAATTGGTGAAAAAACTCAACAAAAAAAGGATCTATGAAATTATACAAGAAGCGGTAGAGATTGAAAAGGAGTTTATTACAGAAGCGATTCCATGTCGTATGATAGGTATGAATGGTGTTTTAATGAAACAATATATTGAGTTTGTAGCCGATCGATTGATTGTGCAATTAGGGTATGATAAAATATACAATTCAGCCAATCCGTTTGATTTTATGGAATTGATTAGTATTGAATCTAAGGTTAATTTTTTTGAACGTACAAATGCTGAATATGCATTGGCGAATAAATCGATAGACAAAGATATTTTTAATTTTGATGCGGATTTTTAGAGGCCGACTAAACGCATATGGATGTTTACCATTTGACCCAATAAATCATCCAGTTCTTGATGTTTCGCCCGACTGCGGAGATCGGGTTTGATAGTTCGAACTAATTGTTCTTGATGTTGTAGTATCATAGCGTTTACATAAGCATCATCACCCTCGTGTATAATATCATGAATATGATTTGATATTATAGAATATATTTGTTGTAAATCGCGAAGTTTATTTTCGGAGGTTTTAGTGCTAGAATAACTTTGCATGGCAAGTGATAATGGTTTATGCCATGGATCCTGGGTACTGCGTAGATTGTAGTGATGTGTGCACGTCATAATTTGCGTATTATTGGGTATAATACTTTTTTGTTTATTCTTTTTCAATTTTATCGAGAAACAAAAATATCGAATGAATGTATATACATGAAACAATTAGCGTTAATTGATTCTCTTATTCCAGATGTAGCAATTTTTAAAGAATCATTAAATCATCATACAGATGCCATTATATTCGACTATTATAATGATTCGCTGGACGATTTACGATTGAAGATTGAAAATGGTATGTATGAACATATAGGTATTGTCCAAGAAGACAATGGAAGTGGACGATTTTTTCATCAGTTTGACAATAATACTTTAGTCGAGTTTTTGAAATCCCGCCATGATTGTCACTCCCTTGATTTATTCATGTGTAATGGTTATGTATCATGGAAACCAGAAATTGACCAACTAGCCGACACGATGGGTATTGAAATTGGTGCGGCAAATACGTTAATTGGCCAAGGGGCTTGGAAATTACATAATGGTGTTGATGTTTGTGAAAGATATATGAAAGACGATCATGTATACCCACATGTATTCATGCCCAACTTGCTTACTGTGAGTGGATTATCTATTGCGGATAAAGTGTATGATAAAACGGATACTGCAACGATTTCATCATATACATTGAATGGTGTATTGACGGGACAAATTGTGACATTAACTGCTAGATTTGAAAATGCAAATGTGGGTACAAATAAAACGCTTTATTTAGATTTATCTGGACGCAATTATGCAAACTATTATTTACAAAACAGTACTGCATATATCAATGCAGATATAACCACGAAGAATCTAACAATTACTGGTTTAAGTGCAAATAACAAAGAGTATAATAGATCGAATTCTTGTTCTATATCAGGTAGTCCTACATTAGTGGGAGTCATTGATGGTGACACTGTATCGGCGGTTTTTTCAAATGCATATTTTACATCCAGTGATATAGGTACACATACAGTACGAGCATTATATACATTATCTGGTGCAAGTGCTTCAAATTATACTGTATCTGCTTCCATACTAAGTGCATCCATTACACCGAAGACATTGACACTTTCGAATAATACGATAAGCATACAAGACAAAACATTTGACCGAAAACAACATGTAGTCGTAAGTGGGTCAGTTGATCTTTCGGGTATATATAGCAGTGATATTTGTGTATTATCTGGATATAATCATTTTGATAGTATTCATGCTGGTATACAAAATGTAAATATTGGACTAACCGGTCCACAATCATATCGTTATAAAATGCCTGACAATGTGTTTAGTGCAACCATTCATCAAAAAGAAATTATTCTTTCACATGGATACAAAGTTCGCGCCGAGACAAAATATTATGATGGAACAGCAGATGTTACCATTAGTAACTGGGAATTGAAGGGACTCATTGGTCCAGACGTCGATAGTGTTTTATTAGATGGAATATTTGCAGATGCAAGTGTAGGTATTAATAAACCAATTACCTATGTATTGAATGATCCAACAGGGAATTATATTTTAACAAACCCAACAGATTTTATGAATGGTTATTTAACATCAAGTATTTATGCCAATACTATTTATTATGATCCTTCTACTGTAATTGCTACGGATAAACAATATAACCGTAGTAATTCAGTGGAAGTAACCACACCAGTATTTAGAGATGTGAATAATTCAATTATTAGTATTGTAGATTGTACATTTGTCGGAACTTTGGCTAGCATGAATGTGGGAACACATGCAGTTACCATGAGTTTATCAGGTTCAGGGGCGTCAAACTATATATTAACTGCAACAAATAGTACTCTCGTATATGCATCTGTATCTGCAATAGTACTTACTGTTGCCGGAAATAATATTTATGCGGGTAATAAAATATATGATAGAACTACGAGTGTTATTATGTATGGTATGTCATTAAGTAGTGGTGTTATTGATGGAGATAGTGTAGGTATTATGGGTTCAAGCAGTAGTTTTACAAATGTCAATGTGGGAACATGGACAGTGAATCCAGTGTTCTCTTTATACGGCACGGCTAGATCGAATTATACATTAACCCAACCAACATTATCAACGATTACTGCGACAATTAGTCCAGCGGCGCTTACGGTAGGAGGACCAATTACTGTGGTTGAAAAACAATATGACGGTACTACAGATGCGACAATAAGTGGCGCTGAATTGAAAGGATTGGTATCTGGCGACAATGTATCATTGAGTGTCAGTGGTGTATACGAAAATGCTTCCATTGGTCTAAATAAATATGTAACGATTACATATTCAGTAAGTGGAACTAGTGTAAATAATTATACATTTACTCCACCAACTACCAATTATTATGGAAATATTATTACCGAAATACCTGCACCTACCAATCTGGTTGCAACTGCCGGCGTTCAATCTGCATCGCTTAGTTTTACTGCACCAATCAATGGAACAGTGAGTTATTATATTGTTACAGCGTCTACCCCTAGTATGCCAGATGAATATACTACTGGATATTCATCACCGATCATGATAGATAATTTGAAAAACTCGGCGTCATATCAATTTAAAATAATTCCGTATGATGCAAATGGATATCCAGGTAAAGAATCATCCGTCAGTAATTATATTACTACATTGAGCGATTCATTGAATTATAGTGCAAGTACCGGACGTACATATACCGTATATGGTGCATCGTCGTCACTAGTTACAGTATCGATACCTTCTACTTATGTAACTCGTTCCGTTGCATATATTGGAGACAGTGCGTTTGCTAATTATACAAGTTTATTAAGTGTTTCAATACCTAGTTCTGTGATTTCGATTGGATCGAATGCATTTGATGGGTGCAGTGCATTAAATACAATTAGTGTAAATGGTTCGAATCCATACTTATATGTATCAGATAAGACTGTATATAGTATTGATAATACCATTCTTTACAAACATTTCAGATATACTGATAGTAGTTTTTCCATCCCAGATACAGTTACCACATTGATCGGTGGAGCATTTTATGGATGTTCTAATATATCACTTCTTATTTTACCAGAAAATATTAGTGCTATTGGATCGAAAACTTTTTATGATTGTTCGTCGCTCGAGTTTGTCGTATTTACAAGTGAATTGAGCGCATTCACAAATCCAAGTGATAGTACGATTTTCAGCGAAACAAATGTCACAACAATTTATTATTTGCAAACTAGTTCATTAAATACAACATGGTCAGGCAATTTATTTGGATTACCAACTGCGCCCGTAAGTAGTTTATTGCAATTTTCTTAATAATTATATAGATTTATATATATATGATTATTTTTAATCGTAGTATTGATAATACGGTCAGCGTTTCCGCATTGGATACTTCAGATCCAACATATATTTACATACCGAATATATATTACAATGATGGGATTGATTATACTGTAACCAGTATTGACGCTGACGGATTTAGTGATTTGACCAATTTAGCAAGTATTATTATTCCAAACACCATTGTTTCCATTGATGATGGAGCATTTAGTGGATGTAGTACTTTGACAGAGATTGTCATACCAAGTTCTGTGACTTCTATTGGTTCCAGTGCATTTAGTGACTGTACCAGCTTGACTACTGTTACAATACCCGATTCTGTTACTGTTATTGAGGATTCTATTTTTGCTGGGTGTTCTAATTTGTCTACCGTTACTATTCCATCTACAGTGGTATCTATTGGAGAAAATGCATTTAGTGGGTGTGAGAGTTTAATCGATATTACAATTCCTTCATCTGTTACTGAAATTGGTTCTGGTGCACTTTCAGGTTGTAGTAGTTTGACCAATATTGTCATACCCGATTCGGTTACAAGTATTGGTTCAAATGTATTTAGCGATTGTCCGAATCTTACGAGTATTACAATTTCTCCTGGGAACTCATTATTTAGTACTGATGGGAAAGCTTTATATAATACTACATATACGATTTTACAAAAATATTACGCCACTTCTGATACTAGTTATAGTATTCCTAGCACAGTTGTCTCCACCGATGACTATTCATTTCAGAATGCCACTGCACTTACCAGTATGACTATACCAAGTACAATCACTTCTATTGGTCAATATATGTTTACGAGTTGCAGTGGATTGGAATCTGTAGTATTTTCATCTGGTTGTACGGGCGTAAGTAATGGAATGTTTGCATCTTGTAATAATTTAACCAGCGTTTCTTTACCGACTTCACTTACGTCAATTGGTAATTATGGATTTTCACAATGTACTAGTATGATGGATATTGATTTAACGTATATTAATACCATTGGGGATAATGCTTTTGCAGATTGCAGTAATATATCGACTTTAACAATTGGTGACCAATGTACTTCAATTGGTGCATCTGCATTTGCCAACTGTTCTTCCGTTTCTACAGTATTGTTTAATGGAAATTATCCGACAATTGGTACAAATGCATTTTCGGGGTTGGCGTCTGATGCAGTCATGTATTTTAATCCGGAAAAAACGGGTTGGACCAACTATTCTACAATCAATGGTGTTTCAACAATTGCATTGGTATATATTTCCGGTACATTTACACAGCAACAAACATTGACGGTCAATACGAAATTAGTCGAAGCAGGAGTCGTACCAAATGGAACTACATTTACTTATCAATGGTATGAAAACTCGTCTCCTATTTCCGGTGAAACGAATAATACATTGGTATTAAAATACGATCAAGTTGATAAAACCATTCATGTAGTTGTATCGTATAATATTGGTGGGTCACTGACATCAATGACAAGTATATCTAGTTCGGCAGTAGATGCATTTAACAACTCCCCTACTGGTACAGTTTCTATTTCCGGATCGAATACGCCTAGTTCAGTATTAACAGCTACAAATACAATAGCCGATGTAGATGGGTTAGGAACATTTTATTATCAGTGGTACAGAAACACAACTTCATCCAATGTGGGTGGTACAGCAATTACCGATGCATCAAATACTACCTATACCCTTTCAGGAATTGATGCAAATGCATATATTTATGTGAAATTGTATTATACCGATAATTATGGTACTCCCGAAATTGTCTATAGTAGTCCAACAATACAAATTGTAGGAGTGCCTCCTAGTGATGTAATTGCAACTGCTACAAGTACAACAAGCGCATCTATTTCATTTACTCCATCCGATAATGTTACGAGTTATACTGTCACTAGTTCACCCGGTGGAATAACAAGTAGTGGAACGTCATCACCTATTGTTATTAGTGGACTAACCGCCAATACAGCATATACATTTACAATGACATCTGCCTATGGATCTTATACCACCCCAAGTTCAGAAGGAAGTAATTCGGTAAAAACATTTATTGCTGTACCGACAATTGTGGCTGCAACTGCTAATAGTGCTACCACCGCAACTGTAACATTTATTTCTCCTGAAGGTGGTTCTGCAAATACCATTACATATGATTTGAGTGGTGGAGGATCGTATGATTTGAGTGGAACAACATTTTTTGTAACCGGATTGACATCTAATACTGCATACACATTCAAAGTTATTGCAACTGCTGGAGGCGTTTCTACAAATGCGTCAGCAACTGCAATAAAAACATATATTGCTGCACCGACAATTGTGGCTGCAACTGCTAATAGTGCTACCACTGCAACTGTTATGTTTACTGCTCCTGCAGGTGGTTCTGCAAATACCATTACATATGATTTGAGTGGTGGTGGATCGTATTCACTCAGTGGTACTACATACACTGTTACTGGACTGACTGCTAATACTGCATACACATTCAAAGTTATTGCAACTGCTGGAGGCGTTTCTACAAATGCAGTCGCGTCAGCAATTACAACATATATTGCTGCACCTACATCTGTTGTTGCAACTGCTAATAGTGCTACCACTGCAACTGTCACATTTAGTGCTCCTATAGGTGGTTCTGCAAACTCTATAACCTATGATTTGAGTGGTGGAGGATCGTATTCACTCAGTGGTACTACATACACTGTTAGTGGACTAACTGCCAATACTGCATACACATTCAAAGTTATTGCAACTGCTGGAGGCGTTTCTACAAATACATCAGCAACTGCAATAAAAACATATATTGCTGCACCTACAAATGTGGTAGCAACGGCCACTAGTAGTACAATTGCAACTGTTACGTTTACTGCTCCTGAAGGTGGTTCTGCAAACACTATTGCTTATGATTTGAGTGGTGGAGGATCGTATTCACTCAGTGGTACTACATTCACTGTTACTGGATTAACATCCAATACTTCATATACATTCACAGTTACTGCGACTGGTGCGTTAAATACAACAAGTGCAACTGCATCATCGTCTATTACAACACCGATTGAAGCATATTCATATACAGGTGCAACAAAAACAACCGTAGGTAGTAAAAATACTCTCACATATACTACGAGTTCTGCGGCAGGAAGCGGAAGTGTACTAGTTGGTACATTTACAGCAAGTGCTACTTTGAGTAATGTTAATATCTGCATAGTTAGCGGAGGTGGAGGTGGAGGTTTAGGATATGCAGTGCCTCCCGGTACAACGCCCTGCGGAGGTGGTGGCGGAGGTGGTGGAATGGTTCTAATTTATGAAACAGCAAAATCAAATGCAGCGACAATAGTGGCAGGTACCACATTTAATGTATACGTTGGTTGCGGTGGAACGTCGGTAGTCGTGAATCCGTCGACTGGTGCAATTGTGAATAATACTTTTCCGAAGTCAGGTGCAAATAGTTATTTATCTATAACTTCAGGAAGCATTGTTGCATCTAGTTCAACATTTACTAGTGTAATAACTGCTACCAATAATGGATATGCGGGGGGTGGTAGCGCTACGGGGGGAACTGCGAGTAACGTTACGTCAACTTCTGCTAATAGTAGTTATAATGCAGCAGGCGCAGGCGCAGGAGGCGGAGGAGGATCGTTCGGATTATTTAATACTAGTTCAAATAGATACATTGGCGGTTCATCAAATGGTTCAGGTGGCGCTGGTGGAAATGCATATGGTAATGCCGTAAATTTTAGCGCAAATGCTGGCGGTGGCGGCGGAGGCGGCGGACCAAATGGAGTCGCCGGAGGGCTTTCTTTTCCTTCTGGAAAAGCAGGAAGTGGGGGCGCTGGAGGCGCCGGTACGTTATTTAGTGCAAACAATACATACTACGGCGGTGGAGGGGGTGGCGGGGCTCTCAATGGTAATGGAGCTACAGCCGCAAGTGGAGGAACTGGTGGAGGTGGCGCAGGTGTATTATCAACCGCTACTCCTAATAACGGGACACCTAATACTGGTGGCGGAGGCGGAGGAGGTGCGGCGTATTATACCGGTTCGGCGTCATATAAATCAGGGGCTAATGGTGCAAATGGGATTGTTATAATAGAGTTTACTTATTAATCTAACGATACCGATAAATGAATTTAAATACAACCCTCCACACAAGAATTGTACCATTTTTACAAAAGTGCATGGGCTGGAACAGCTATTACTGATCTAACCATTACATCATTATTAGCCATTATTGGAACAAAAACAAATGGACAAACTTTAAAAGCTACTCAATATTTATCTACTATTGAGGCAACATGATTCACTTACCAATGGTATTCTAATGCATAGGTATATGTTATAGGTAATTATACTGTCGGTTCCGCTAGTTCATTGACAAGTAATGCATTATAAGAAACCCGAAAAAAACATACTATACACAATTTATAGTATAGCCAAATCATCAGTTATTAACCACGCCTCTGCGGAGCAAGATCCAGATCCTTCCACGATTCGCCATTCTACAACCATGACGACTATTTCCACTCCGCATCGTCGTGCTTCTTCAAATGCATCCTTGTATTCTGGGTCCGCGACTGATGCCGTAAATCGATTTACATCGGACCGTTGCACTACAAAACATAATATACACCGTGTTTTCGAGATTCCTTTGATGACCATTAATTCACGAATATGTTTGAGTGCCCGTGGACTGACCGGATCGCTCGCCTTCTTCCGGTACCCATCCGGGAAATACGCTACTTTCTCGGCAAACTCCATATCCGCATAAGACGAGCCAGGTTTACGCGGTACGCAATCTTCGTAATCCGCCAATGGCACATTTTTTATTTCCATCAAGAATGGACACCCTTGTCCGTCGATTCCAGAGAAATCAAATCTGGAATCGACCAATCCATCCACTTTTAAAACCGTCTCACGACGATACTTCTGTATTCCTTGCAAACACTGTATATGATTCCCCACCAACGCTTTTTCCGCCAATTCTTCCGCGTATTTCGGGAAAATACCGACAGTCACCGATTTTTCACGTACAGTATCATACAATGTTGACAAACAAACACGATGACTGCATTTCGCATCACCCCCTTTTTTAGCAGGCATAGCTTGCAACCATATTGTCGCACCTTTGTCCGACAATCCACAGCAACCGAGTGAAGCACTGTGTGCTAATACACTGCGACCATCATCTAATAATACATCGGATACATACGGAGATTTGATGGATGCCGATGGGCGTTTCAAAACAGTTCCCGAAACAACGGAGTCCAATTTCATCAACATATTTAGGCGATTTTTAGTCCCCTCTTTTCGAATTACTTTTTTGGTAGACCTTCCTCCAAAATGTTCACTTTTCTTTTTTCACCCCACAAATACTTTTTGTTTTCACAGTTTTTCGGATCCCCCAAATATTTAGGAGAAAGTTTATCAATGATTTAGAAGAATACAACTATTGTATAACAGAAGTCTTTCATCAATTTTCTATCCAAAGATGTTTATTTCCACCATGTTGAGAACTTTAGGAATAATATTCCTCATTTCCCCCTTCTATGGAGAATCATTTAGGCAATTTTTCGGAATGATTGGGCCGAATCTCCGCATTAAAAATATTAAAAATCTGTTTGATCTCTTTACTGGAGATGGTGTCATTCAAACCGCTTTTTTTGAAAATACCACTGCATCACCCCAGTTCCATCGTCATATTATAGAAACCTCTATATATCGGTTGCGAAATAACGGACCAACGCCGCAATGGTTACTGCATTATGCTATGCACAAAATGCATATGATACGTACGAACAACGGGGTCGCGAATACGGCATTACTTCAAGTCCCTTCATTATCCAATTCGTCTATTACCACTGCATATGCCTTATTCGAACGAGACTTGCCATATTTAGTGCAATTTGATCATGTGTCGGGTTCCATTCAAACACTTGGTCCCGTGAAAACGTCGTCGCATGGATTACTTACAATGTCTGGTCATACAAAACGGTACAATACAACTCATTTAGAAAGCATTGATTATCATATGTTCTCAAAAAAGGTGGTGTATCATTTAGTCGAAGAGCGTGTGAATGGAACGTCGCTGGAATTAGTATCGCAACAATCGATTCCCGTCAAAACCCGCTACTTACCAGTGGTTCACGATTTTGCCACGACGGATCGCAGTATTATTATCACCGATTCGCCATTGGTTTTCGATTTCTGGCAATTGTTCCGTAATCGACTTCCAGTTGTTTTCAATAAAACGGCGCCCACCGAGATCCATGTTCTCAATAAAACGACGGGACATGTCAAACGGTATTTTCATCCTTCATCGTTTTATATATTTCACTATGCTGATGCACATGAGAATGATACGCATATTATGATATTGGCGCCCGTCTATGATGATTTAGATTTTTCGTCGATCACTATTTATGGGCGGTATCGCAAAATAATGATTGATAAACGGAACGGGGCTATTAAAATTATCAAAAATCCCGATTTAGAACAACTCAATTTAGATTTTCCGATTTCAATGGGCAATGGACTCTTTCTGTTTCGAAGTATAAAAGACCATATTATGAATGGTTTTGTAGTAGTCGATCACAATCTAACAATCATCAAGACACTATCTATTCCAAACACTTATTCTTTATGTGGAGAACCTGGATACATGAAAATGACCGACGGATCATCGAAAATCGTCGCATTCTTGTATGACAAAAATGAATGGGGATACTATTATAGTATAGACCCTCATTCAGGTATCGAAACATTGATTCCCTTGCATACTATGATTACACCCGGATTCCATTCCATGACATTTTCGGGACCTAATATAAATGATTCGCCCTAATAAAATACATCAAGATCCACCTTTAGGAAAGAATGATCACCATTCCGAAGACGACCATTCTCCATTACAATCCTACCATGGACCTCATACGTTAGCACAATACCGTCCTTCCGAAACATCACATCAAATATTCAAAGCACATATGGAGAAAGATCATCATTATGTGAAAAAACCATCAGCCAAATATTATGCATTATCGCCAGTAGACGCCGATTATTATAGCGACGATGATGTAGACGTAGTAGCGCCAGTATTAGATGTTATTGCCGTAAAACAAGTGAAGGAATCCAAATTGGATCCAATGACAAATGTATTTATGGGTTCTCTTACGGTGGTCGGATTGTATGTATTATACCGGTATTTGCACAAATAATGCCCCTCATGAAAAATAAAATCGGTAGTTGGTGCCCGATTTTATTTTTCTCTTTTTATAAGTTTTAACGTAGTAAGTTTTTAACGTATAAGTTTTATGATTTTACAAATAAATACAACATAACTAGTGGAATCATACACAATATGATACAGGTCATTTGATGAAGATTGAACTTTTCCACGGGCTGATTGCTGCGATTTTTGGATGCAATAACAGTGTCGATAATATCAATATATTTGGAAATAACTCCCAGTCCACACGTCAAGTTTTGGGTATCATCTGGATCACCACCTCTAAAATCAATCCATCTTGATTCGTTTGCGGGGAATTGAATACCTTGTTCAACCCGTTTTCGGTATTTGGCCCGTTCTCGTTCCACATAAGCCATTCGACGTTTCATAATGATTTCATAAATAGCATGATATTCGGTTTGAACAAGTTTTTTGACTTCGTATAATACATTTGCGGGGTATTTTTCCAATAATTGTTTTGTATGACGTTGATCGCGTCGGAACGAATCAATGACGGCATTTCCTAACGCATTCACGTGTATGCGTAAATCACTAGCTAAATCAGATAAAGACATTTTGGTGGTTGTTTTGATTGTTTGGTTGTTTGTGTACAAAAAGACCAAACCGAAAAAGGGTTTTCAATTTTCTGCGAATAAATACCGCGTTTATAGTTTGAAACGTTTGTATAATTCCAACGCGACTAACCCACCCATGATTTGGGCAATGCAGTAAGGAACCAATTCTGTGGCAGGTAATTTACCGGCAGCAGCCATGACAATACTGACGGCTGGATTCACATGTCCTCCTGAATGTTTGGATGCCAACAAAATGACAAATGCTAATGCAGCACCGATGGCTAAAGGGTTTCCGGTGGCTAAAATAATGTATACGAAAAACATGGTGGCGAAAAATTCGACTAAATAGTTTTGCATATTATAGGACTATATACATGTATGATATTTTTTTGATAGCTGGATGGTTGAATAGACTTAACGTCTACGAACATGCATCAGATTCGTATATGACGAGTTCTGGTATCCACCACCTTTCAAATCATTGTAGTTTTGGTTATTCGCACGTAGTTTCTTGTATTTAATATAATCGGATGAATCTGCGACGTATTTCACATTACAAGTGGATGATGGTATGCCACTATAATCACATTTTGATATAATCGATCCAATACGGCCTTTCCAACCGGGTTTGCTAGCATTGATTTGATTAGGTCCACCGCATACATAATTTTCACGTTGTAAGAAATCGCCGGAATTGGTTACTGCACGAAATGGAGTCACTACCCGAGGTGCTCCATTTACAATTCCATTTGCATAGGCAGTATTCCACGATTTCACTACTTGGCGTCTCATCATGGCATTTTCACTGGAACGAATATTTCCGAGGGTTTGTCTATTTGAAAATCCAGGAACGGCAGTTGTATTGTAAGTTGTATTATTATAATTGGCACTAACTGTTTTGAATATAGATTCTACATTTCGCGTAAAATAAGCGAGTATATCATCTTTGTTGTTTTCAGGATTTTCCAAAGCAGGTTTCAATACAGCAACCAAACTATAGACATATTCTGTAACATTATAGCCAATTGTTTCATATTCTTTTGTATTATCTATAGTAGGTGATCCCATAATAGCAGTAACTACACTAGATATTTCACCGGCTAATGCATTCGCAAACAACTCTGCATAATCTGCATCAGAAAGTGATCGCGTGTTGAATAAAGATATTTGAGTTTTAATGAGGTTTGTAATAAATGCATTACATAAATCTGGATCTGTTCCAAATAATTCGGTTAAATCATTATGTACAACACCACTTCCATCGGTTCGACTTATTGATATGTCTGCAATTGATTTCATCATGTTATCATATTCAGTATCTATATCAGTTCCATTCATACCATATAAAAACGTAGCACCGACTGTAGCAAATACATTTATTGCATTACTTAAGTTATTTGCTTTTAATGCATCTTTATATATATCGGACTCTTTATCCGAAGTTGTCATTAAAACTTTGTAATAATTATAATTTGTGAAATCATATGAAGCATCTATATCAATCGACGATGTTATGTCATTGTTTGTTAAACTATTATTTCTACAATAATATAATAAATTAGTAATGGGGGATAATGTTATAGTTCCTGCAGGTGCATACCAAAATGGGACGGTTTGGTTCGTAAGAGTATTTTTACCACCCACTAATTTGAATGCATAATTTGATAAGTTTTCACCATTATTTGAAGTTGCAATTGTAAAATCACCATTAATATCAGTAATTGAAACGGGCGAGTTGGTTATTTTATTACCGTCTGAATCAATATAAAAAACGGAAGCACCATTGATTGGAGCATTTGTTGCATTTCTTATTGTTAACACTGTAACCGAAGTTATTGTTAATGTATTTGATGCAAATGTAGTTGATCCATTTGTTCCAGATACTGATATACTAGCATCTGATTCAGAAGTAGAAGTGAATGTTGCAGTATATGTAGAACCGTTATTACTTGTAGTTGGACTAGTAATTGTTCCGCCACTGATTACAATTTCACTTGAAGAAAATGTATTTGGGTATTTACTCATTGTAAATGTAATCGTAGTTGTTTCATAGATTGATAATGCTGTTTTTAAAGCAGATATTGTACAATAAATAGTATTTGTGTATATGGTCATATACAAGTAATCTGATACAAATGTTGTAGTATTATCACTTGATGTACCAGATAATCGAATATACCCATCGGTTATTGAGATATTTTGCGTAGGAGTAAATGTTGCAGTATATGTGCTTCCGTCACCATTGATAGTTCCTAATGTACCTCCAACCAATTCAATTACCGATGATGTAAACTTTGTAGTTGACTTATTCATTGTAAATGTAATAATAGATGTTTGGTTTGCATATAGAACCGTAGATGAAGCTGATAATGTACATGTAATTGCAGTGACAACTGTATTTATTGTTAGAGTGGGTGAACTAGTAGTTGTAAATATAGTTCTTGCATCACTAGTTGTTCCAGATACGGAGATAGAACCAGATGTATTGGTAGATGCAGTTGGTGTGAAAGTAGCGGTATATGTTGATCCGCTATTCGATGTGGTCGCGGTTGACAAACTTCCACCAACAACTGTAATAAATGAATTGCTGAAGTCAGTTGTTGCTGTACTCATTGCAAATGTGACAGTTGCTGTTTGTCCAGGGGTAAATGATGTCGGACTAGAAGTAATTGTACATCCAATTGTAGTTACAACTGTATTTATTGTTAGAGTGGGTGAACTAGTAGTTGTAAATGTAGTTCTTGCATCACTAGTTGTTCCAGATACAGAAATAGAACCAGATGTATTGGTAGATGCAGTTGGTGTGAAAATAGCTGTATATGTTGATCCACTATTCGATGTAGTTACGTTTGACAGACTTCCACCAACAACTGTAATAAATGAATTGCTGAAGTCAGTTGTGGCTATACTCATTGCAAATGTGACAGTTGCTGTTTGTCCAGGGGTAAATGATGTCCGAGTAGAAGTAATTGTACAGCCAACTGTAGTTACAACTGTATTTATTGTAAGATCGAGTGTCTCAGAAGAAGAAAACGTAGTTGTTCCATCACTAGATGTTCCAGATACGGAGATATAACCAGGTTCGCTACGACCAGCCATTGGAGTGAATGTAGCTATATATGTATCTTCATCTACTCTGTTTACTGTTGATAAAGTTCCACCAACAACTGTAATAAATGAATTGCTGAAGTCAGTTGTGGGTGTACTCATTTCAAATGTGACAGTTGCTGTTTCTCCAGGTCTAAATGTTGTTCTATTTGAATAAATTCCACAAAAAATATAAAACTCTCGCGTATCAATATAAAGACTGAGTGGTATAGAATCAAACACTGCAGTATTGTCATTGCTTGTTCCAGCTACTGAAATATATGCATTTCCTGGATCAATGGTGACACTAGTCAAACTACTACATAGTTTAAAAATATTATATCCAATGCTAGAAACAGATGCGGGTAAATTAATGGTCGTTAAACTAGTGCACCCAGAAAAAACCGCATCTCCTAATGTCGTTAATACTGTACTGTTTACAATTACTTGTTCTAATGATGTACAACCAAGAAATGCAGTATTATCTATTGTAACCAAACCGGTTCCGATTTGAACATGTGTAATAGTGGTATTATTACTAAATACGGAAGCACCGATCTCTGTTACATTATCAGGGATCAATACATTTGTCTGACTACCAGTAAAATCAATTATTTTATTTAAGTTGTCTCCATCATATACCAGATAATCTGAATAATATGTATCATCATGGTCTCCATGACGTGTTGCAATGATGTTTTTTGATTGTTGCATGAATAAGGTAGATATATATTATGTATTATATTTTATTCATGAATATACATTTCTAACTATTACTAAATATCATACTTTGTACGCATTTTTATGACATGTCATTACTCTTTATGTATTATGTGTGAAAATAATACATATTCTAATCATTCAGATAGATTATAAACACTCACATTCCATCCATCTAGATCGCCTAATATTTCACTAAATGTATAATGTTACAAACTTAGTCAATTTTTATAGTATGTAAATATCCTATAAAAATTATAACTAGATTAAGTTATTATGACAGTATGAACGCTGTAAAAATCATAAACGATATTGTATAATACATATACACTATTTTCTTGGTATAAATTAAAATTGTTGAATGACGTATTCAACCCATTTTGCAAAGTATTACTGTAAAAATTAACACCGGCGTTTGAAATTGGATAAATATTATCTGCACTATCCAATGCAGTATCACTTGTTGGTAATAAATGATTTGTTGAATCGCCTGTTTCATAGATACCAATAATCAAATTGGTATTTGCGTTTACGATTATATATCCATCGAAAATAATATTTCCGTCAGGTGGTTGTCCACCACTCGTAATTACCATTGTATATTTGGAAATAGGGATAACATTGTAATCATTGATGGATGTTGTTCCATCCCATCCGGAACTTCCAGAATAATAATAAATAATTGCACTTGATGCATTATCAACGAATGCAGTTGACTCAATCGTTGGTTTATTACCTTCAAATGTAATCGATGTTAAATTACTACATGATGAAATTGCATATTCACCGATACTTGTTACCGAAGATGGTATTACAATACTGGTAATTGCGAGGTTTTGAATTGCGCGACTACCAATAGTTGTTAACGTATTGGATAATGTTATGGAAGATAAATTGGTACAATCTTGGAAAGCTGCATTACCGATAGTAACTACATTATTCATTGTGATTGATTGTATTATTGTATTAAATGTGAATACTTCTTGAACTATTTCAGTTACACTATCAGGTAATGTATAAGAAATGGATACATAATCATAATAAGAATATATAATTGTTCCATCGTAACTAAACAATGCATTTCCAATGGTTTTGAAATTGGTATTTTCTGCATCAACTGTCACGGTGGTTAAACCTGTACATCGTAGGAAAATATTAGTTCCGATACTACTTAATGAACTTGGGAGATTTATAGAAGTTAAACTAGTACAATTATAAAATGCTGCCTTACCAATTGTAGTTAATGAACTTGGGAGATTTATGGTAGTCAAACTGATGCAATTATAAAATGCTTCAATACCAATCGTAGATAATGCAGATCCTGTTATAATGGATGTTAATGAAGTGCATAGATAAAATGCATAATCTCCTATCACTGACACATTATTCAAGTCAATTGATTTTAATAAAGTAATAGCAAATGCTTCTTGAAAAATAGTTGTTACACTATTTGGAATTGTATATGATAGTAGGTTATCATAATATGTATATATAATAGATCCATCGTAGCTTAATATAGTTTTATCGTCAGTTTTAAAATGAGTATTTGCATCATCTATAGTTAAACGTATAATATTGTTGCATCCATTAAATATTGCATATCCAATACTAGAAACACTACTAGGTATGTTTATTGTGGTTAATGCACTATCCCAGAATGCGTAATCTCCTATAGTAGTTAATGATTCACCGTCAATAATGACTTCTTGTAATAACAAAGTCAAATCAAATGCACCATTACCTATACTTGTGACTTGGTTTCCAATTTTTACATGTGTTATTTTTGCACTTTGAAATACCCAATCATTTATTTTAGTTATATTATCGGGAATCAATACTTTGGTTTGGCTTCCAGTGAATCCAGTAACAATCGAACTGTCATACTCGTCATATAATAATCCTTCAGACGAATAACCAACATCATATAGGGCTATTGCTGTAAAATAATCCAAAAATGTAGTTGTATTGTCCCATCCAGTTTTATCAGCATAATAATAAACAACCATGTCAGGGTTGGTATACAAAAATGCATAATAGCTTTGTAGTGTTGGTTTATTTCCTTCAAATAACATAGTTTTTATCTTTTTGCAATTAGTAAATGCATAGTTTGCAATATAATAAACACTTGCCGGTATGATAATATGTTGTATTGACGTGTTAAAAAATAAATCACTCAAAATATATGAAATTGTGTTTGATAGTTTGACATTAACTAGATTTTTACATTCGCTAAAACATTGGTTCGATATTGTATTCACATTATCAAACATGATAATTTCGGTAATAGTATCATTATTTGCAAATGCGAAAGAGCCTAATGACGTTACGCTGTTTGGTATTATTATTTTAGCTTGTGTTCCACTAAAATCAGAAACCATATATGTATCATTATTATTATACACCAATCCATCTGATGAATAATCACTATACAACTCAACTAATTCATATCCTTGGAGAGAGGTCATTCCATCCCATCCGGAACTTCCAGAATAATAATAAATCACTCCTCCTGATGCATCTTGATAAAATGCAGTTGAGTCAATCGTTGGTTTATTACCTTCAAATGTAATCGTTGTTAAATTGCTACAGAATGCAATTGCATATCCACCTATTGTTGTTACCGACGCTGGCATTACAATACTGGTAATTGCGAGATTTTGAAGTGCTTGACTAGCGATGGTAGTTAACGTATTAGATAATGTTATGGAAGATAAACTGGTACAATTTTGGAAAGCTCCATTGTTAAATATAACTACATTATTCATTGTGATTGACTGTATTGTGGTATTAAATCTGAATGCTAAATCATTTATGGTAGTGACACTGTCAGGTACTATGTAAGATGTTGATACATAATCATAATAGGAATACAAGACGGATCCATCATAACTGCATAATGCATTTCCAATTGTTTTGAAATTAGTATTTGATTCATCAACTGTCACGGTGGTTAAACTTGTACATACTTCGAAAATATTAGTTCCGATACTACTTAATGAACTTGGGAGATTTATAGAACTCAAACTAGTACAATTATTGAATGCTGCACTACCAATTGTAATTAATGAACTTGGGAGATTTATAGAACTCAAACTAGTACAATTATTGAATGCTGCACTACCAATTGTAATTAATGAACTTGGGAGATTTATAGAAGTCAAACTACTTAAATTACTGAATGTAGAACCACCAATTGTAGTTAATGTATTACCGTTTATAACTATATCTTGAAGTAATGTCAATGACCCAATATAATATATACTCGTAACCCCAGTTCCAATCATTATATGAGTCACTGTAGTGTTTGTATTAATTATTGCTATTGATGTTACTTCATCTGGTATTAATAATTTAGGTTGAATACCTTTAAACCCGATAACTGTGGTTCTATCATCATCATAAATCAGTCCAGTTGATATATATTCATCAACATTCAAAACAACTAATTGATAGCCTTGAAGAGAGGTCATTCCATCCCATCCGTCTGTATTACTATAATAATAAAATACTGCATTAGAAGATAATCCACTAAAAGAATCATGTTGATAATTAGGTTTGTTTCCATTAAATATTATTGAAGTTAAATTAGTACAATTATAAAATACATTCGCATATATATCTGAAATTGAACTTGGTATAATAATACTAGTTAATGAACTACATGTAGAAAACAATGTATCAGCAATTTGTGTTATATATTCGGGTAATACAATTGAAGATAAACTTGTACAATTTTCAAAACAGCTCGTTCTCATGTTGATTATATTATTCGATAACGTAATGGATAACAAATTTGAGCAATTTGCAAACGCATATTCTTTAATATCAATTATATCGTTATCATCTGTATATGATGTTTGTGTATAATTGTAATAACAATATAACCCATATGATATAGTATCATCATCATTATAATAATAAATGAATACTTTTTCATAATTCGCTACATATGATGAATTGTTTGAATCAATTTTTAAGTATCTTAAATTAGTACATAGTCTGAAAATATTATATCCCATCGTATTTGTTGTACTTGGTAAATTAACGGTCGTTAAATTATAACAATGTGAAAACACGAAATTACCAAATGTCTCTACTGTATTACTAGTAAACTCAATAAGAGACGAATATGCAAACGCATTTGACCCAATATTAGTAAGTCCACTACCAGTTGCAATATGTGTGATTACGGTATTTTCATAAAATGCGTTTTCGCTTATTGATACCACATTGTCTGGTATAAATACTTTCGATTGATTTCCGTTAAATCCAATAACAATTGTCGAATCATAATTGTCGCGTATTAAATCATCAGAAGAATAATCTAATGGCATCATACCAATCAAAGGATAACTATATACACTACCATTTATTGTGGTTATTCCGTTCCAACCGTATGTATTATAATAATAATATATCGAAATTGCTGTAACTACTTCATTAAATGTATTATCATAAAGTGATGGTTTGTTTCCATCGAATATAATACTTGTTATATTACTACAATTACTGAATATAGCATCATTGATTGAAGTAACTGAATTGGGTATAGTAATTGTAGATATACCACAAAATGCGAATGCAAATGAATATATTGTAGTTATACTGTTTGGTAAATTAATTGTATTTAAATTAGCGCATGCATTGAAGCATCTTGAAGATATTATGGTTATTCCATTTCCAATAGTTACGCTAGATAAGTTTATACAACCACTAAATAAAAAATCACCTAGGCTTGTCACACTATTTGGTATAACTATGTTTTGTAAAACCGTATTATCTGCAAATGCTAAGTTTTTTAATTCAGTTACACTATTCGGCACATTATATGAAGGTGATATATTATCATAATATGAATATAATTTTGTTTCATCATAACTGAACAATGCATTTCCGATTGTTTTGTAATTGGTATTTGTTTCATCAATTGTCACTGTTGTTAAACTCGTACATCCTTGGAAAATATTATATCCAATACTAGTTAATGAGTTTCCAGTAATAATAACTTCTACTAAAGATAAACATCTAACAAACGCATTATTACCAATCGTTGAAACACCACTTCCAATTTTAATATGTGTAATATTTGGTTTATTACTAATTGCATTATCGTTTATTGTAGTGACAGTATCCGGTATCAATAATTTGGATTGTGTACCGTCGAATACACTAACTACAGTTTGGTCATCATTTGTATACCTCAATCCATCGGATGAATATTCTGGAACATACAAGTCAACTAATGGATAGTTTTGGAGAGATGTCATTCCAGCCCATCCGTCAGTATTATTATAATAATAAATAATTGCACTTGATGCATTATCAACGAATGCAGTTGACTCAATCGTTGGTTTATTACCTTCAAATGTAATCGATGTTAAATTACTACATGATGAAATTGCATATTCACCAATCGAAGTTACTGATGCTGGTAATACAATACTGGTAATTGCGAGATTTTGAAGCGCACGATTACCAATACTTGTTAACGTGTTGGGTAATGTTATTGAAGATAAATTGCTACAATTTTGGAAAGCTCCATTGTTAAGTATAACTACATTATTCATTGTGATTGATTGTATTATCGTATTAAATGTGAATGCTAAATCATTTACGGTAGTCACACTGTCAGGTACTGTGTAAGATGTTGATACATAATCATAATAGGAATATAAGATTGATCCATCATAACTGCATAATGCATTTCCAATGGTTTTGAAATTGGTATTTTCTGCATCTACTGTCACGGTGGTTAAATCTGTACATCCTTCGAAAATATTAGTTCCGATAGTACTTAATGAACTTGGGAGATTTATAGAAGTCAAACTACTGCAATTACTAAATGCTGCATTATCAATTCTAGTTAGTGAACTTGGGAGATTTATAGAAGTCAAGCTAGTGCAATTATTAAATGCTACTATATGAATTGTAGTTAATGCATTACCGTTTATAATTATTTCTTCAAGTCTACTGAAATTACTAAAGTCATATATATTCGTAACACCACTTCCAATGATTACACGAGTAAGTGTATTGTTTGCATTATATATACTAATCGATGTTACATTATCGGGGATCAATAATTTGGCTTGTGTACCATTGAACCCAATTACCGCAGTTGAATCATTGGAATCATAAATCAAATCATCTGATGAATATTCGTCTACATATAAGTCAAATAATGGATATCCTTGTAGAGAGGTCATTCCATCCCATCCGTCAGTATTACTATAATAATAAAATACTGCAGTGACTGGTAATCCATAAAATGAATTGGTTTGAATGGTTGGTTTGTTGCCATTAAAGGTCATCGATGCTAAATTACTGCAATTATAAAATGCACCATAATCAATATATGTTACCAAACTTGGTATAACAATAGATGTTAATGAAGTGCATGTAGAAAACGTTGAACTTGATATTTGAGTTAAATTGGATGGTAAGGTAATAGATTGTAAACTGGTACACCTTTCAAAACCACTATAACCAATACTGGTAATAGTATCCGGTAAGGTAAACGATTGTAAACTGGTACAGCTTTCAAAACCACGATTTCCGATACTGGTAATAGTATCCGGTAAGGTAATAGATTGTAAACTGGTACAGCTTTCAAAACATATCGTCGGTATGCTTGTGATACCATTATTCATGAGAATCATTCCAATATTTGAACAATTTGAAAAACAACCTTCGCCAAGTGTTTCCACATTATTCGGTATAATGATTTCACTCAAACCAATAGCCCCTGCAAATGCATATGGACCAAGTGTTTCCACATTATTTGGTATAATGATTTCCCTCAAACCAGTAGCCCCTGCAAATGCATATGGACCAAACGTTGTAATATTTGATGGAACATAATAAATTGGGGAATTGTTCCCGGCAGCATATATTATGAGTTCGGTTTGTGTTATATTAAATAAAATGTTGTTGTTTGCAGTATAATCATTATTTTCAGAATCGACTGTTATGGTAGTTAATTTACTGCAATATCTACAAATATTATTACCTATCGATAATACTGAACTGGGAATATTTATACTGAGTAGATTACTGCAATTATTAAATGCATAATCACCTATTTCGGTTAATGTATTTGGTAAAACAATATCTTGTAAATTAGTAAATGCATATGAATTAGCTGCATTTGAATTAAATGCATTTGAATTAATGGTATCTACGCCATTTTCTATTATAATATGGGTTATATTTGGAACATAATAAGATTGTGGGAGAATAGGTATTGTACTATTTGTATTTGGAATATATAAATGAGATTGAGAACCGGTAAAGTTAACAAAGCTACCATTATTTGTATATCCATTTGATGAATATACTGTGATTGAATCTGACATGGCAGATTCTGTACTGTATATTGTGGCATATTGTGTTGTGCGAATTGATGTAACTGTAAAAGTATAAGCATTATCTACAGTAAGACCCGATACTACAATTGGTGATGAGTTGCCATTTTGTGAGACAATAAACATCGGAAATGGCATATTATAACCGTAAACAACATAACTTGATGCATTTGTAGCAGTTTCAAAGTATACTAAGATCGATCCATCGCCGTTTTCTATATTCGTTATAGTCGTAGAACCTGGTATTAATAAAATACGATCTGTATAAGCACTTAGAATCGATGTATATTGGCCATTTACTCTATACGATATTGATACCCGTATTTGAGAACTTTCATAACTGGATAATAGAACCAATGTATTTGTAGTTTCACTATACAATGTAGAATTACCTACATACCAAGTATAACTAACTGTAACCGATTCATCTATAAATCCCGCTTCTACTAATTTATGGGTAGCAGTAAGTGTTTCACCAACAATTATGCTACCACTAATGGATACTAAACTTGTTGGTGCAATCCCAGAGATAGCCGATCCCGGCCAATCCATTGAGGTTGGATAATAATATATAGATGCATCAGACGCTATATTTTCAAATGAGCGATTCGCAATAGAAGGACGGTCGCCATTGAATATAATAGTATTCAAACTACTACAACCCGAAAATGCATAATCACCAATATCCTCTATATTTGGAATAATGATACGTTCAAGTGATGTGCATTCAAAAAATGTGTAGGTACCGATGGTTCGAAGTGAAGTTGGTATATTTATAGATTCTAATTGATAACACTGATAAAATAGATTATCAGAAAATGTTTGAATGGTATTACTATCAATGGTAATTGATACTAATCCATGACATCCAGAAAATACCCCCGTTTCTAAAACTGATACACTAGATGGTATATGGATCGTCTCTATTCCCGAGCAATCACTAAATGCATATTCATTTATTTCAAGTAGACCATCCGGAATACTCACATTTTGCACTTGAGAACCACTGAATGCGCGAATATCTATTAATTTCACAGTATTCGGTACAGTATAAGTGGTTTGTCCTACGGTGCAATATTGAAGCAATGTGTCACCGGATAACGATAATAATGATTTTCCATCTGTTGAAAACCGAGTATTACCAGTATCGACAACTATAGATGATAGAGTACTACATCCAAGAAAAGCATAATATCCGATACTGGTAGTATATGCGGGTATAGTAATCGTTTGTAGCAATTTACATCCAGAAAATGCATAATCACCGATTTTTATAATCGACGATGGTATTTCTACCAACCGCAATGCAAGACAATTTTCAAATCCATGGTCTACAATTTCATTTACAATATAATTATTATACATTGATGGTATGTAAATAATAGCCGTACTATTTTGTGCATTCCCATTTTTACCAACCGTATAATTATTTTGTGATGTAAGGGTGTATAATAATTCATTTGTAGTACTACCACTTTCCACATCCGATGTGTATATAATTGCAAGAACCGCAACTGTAAACGTATAAGTTGTCTGATTCGATAGTCCAGTTATAAAAATTGGCGACGATGTTCCATATTCAACAATTCCATCAGGTTCAGAAACAACCATATATAATAGTGAATATGCAGATGATGCACTATGTGAAAAATATACAATTGCAGCGCCTGTACCCATTTCAATAGAAGTAATTTCAGGTGAAGCAAAATCATAAGTATTTTCTGGTTCAAAGAAACAGAAACGAGGGGATTCGGTAAGTGGATATCCGCGATGTTCTTTTGGCATATACCCAGCATCTTTACTTGCATATGCCAATGCATTCGCGACTGAACATCCATAAGCCGACTGGTATTTCGCCAAGTTTTCGGTAATAGTGTCATATTTCTTGCGCATAATGAGTTCTCCACTTTTGACCGCACCTTGTTCGAAAAATCGGGAATTGTTAGGTTTCACAGTCGGCGATTCACATGCTATATCAGATGGTGTAAACGAACTTTTGTCATATGGACGTTCATTTTGCGAAAACGCCTTATTGCGGTCGTATAAATATTGCGACGACGATGTATAATACTGTGATTTTCGCGAGGCTTGACTATTATCGACGATGGCAATATCTTTTTTTGGCATTCCACCACTACGCACTCGTCGTCGCGCAGTATCTTCCTGTGAAAAACATAGTGTTGATGTAAATTGAATAGCTCCACCAGTGTCGTATTTATTGGTGGACAAATTAATATCCAATGTATTATCAATTCCATTACATGATGTTGGGGTATCGGTTTTCACAATCGTTTGTCCCGCTCCATTGAGTTCATCGAAATGCACATTTAATCGCGGATTACCATAAGATAAATCAATGCTGGCGATTTCTTTACGATAATGAGAAAGCGGATTTGACAGAAAAATATTGTGGGTATCCGTGATATTATTTTTATTCTTTTTGAGGGAAGAAGTTATTTGATGCAGAGTTTTACCTTTCCACCCAAAGAAAGCAGATTCGCCAGATTTCTGCATAATACTATATATTATAGTATAGTATTATCCTGTTTTGGTAAGAACATGTTTTTATGATTCGTGGGTTCTCCATCAAATTATTTAGATGATTATTTCATAGTGAATGTCTGAAACTGCTAAAGTTCCGAAAATCGTGTTTATTGTTCCTTATCGCGATCGCGAAAAGCAATATTTATTTTTCAAAGAGCACATGAAAATTGTTCTGGAAGATATGGATCCACGCGATTATGAAATTATGATATGCCATCAATATGATGATCGACCATTCAATCGTGGGGCATTGAAAAATATTGGATTTTTACTAGTAAAGTCAAAATACCCATACCATTATAAAAATATTACATTGGTATTCAACGATGTGGATACTCTTCCACGGAGAAAAAACTTGTTTAATTATCAAACTACCCGTGGAACTGTAAAACATTTTTATGGGTTCAAACACGCATTGGGTGGAATTGTTTCTATCAGTGCCGGAGATTTTGAAATGATCAATGGATTTCCCAATTTTTGGGCATGGGGATATGAAGACAATATATTGCAAGAGAGAGTTTTGAAATCCAAAATCATCATTGATCGGAATCAGTTTTACCCAATCGGCACTTTTTCTTCAATTATTCACGTTTCCGATGGAAATATGCGAGAAATAAATAGTGGAGAATACAACAGATACATCAAAAAAACAAATGAAGGAATAAACTCCATAAACGGTTTGGAATATACTATCAATTGCGAAACTGGCTTTGTAGATATTGTCCACTTCTCCACGGGACAAAACCCCGACATGTCTAAATATAGCAGTTATGATTTGAAGAATGGACCACATCCTTTTGATATTAAGGTTGGACTCATGAATCGATCACGCAATAAATCTTCTCTAATGGGTATGATACTTTAGAGACGATTTATCTGCAAATAATTGTATAATAGTAAAAACATAATAAACACTGTGCGCGATTATTATGTAGCAATTATGAATATAGTATTTGAATATGACGATTTTCACAGCGATAACATTTTTTTCTTGGAACGAAAACGTAATGTCGTGATTGATGGGTTCTTCTCGAAAATCATATACTCCGATGAGTTTTTTACAATGAACGGAATCTTTTTCGCCATTCCACTTCAATTACAAAAAAGTGGCGCGAAAGATGCTAAATATATTCATTTTTATCCCCATGATATTAAAAACATTTATAACATTACAAAACTGTCGGAAATCGAACATTCCATTATTAACTATTATAAAAAGACACAAGGGGTCATAGAAAAACGGAATAATTTAGTACTCACCAACCAGTTATACAACGGGTGTTTCAAAATATACAAAGAAAACTCGTTACCAAGTGGTCAACCAAAAAAATATATGTTAAAGATCTCCGGATTATGGGAAAGCGCGAATGAAGTGGGAATCACTTACAAGTTTATGGAAATGGCCGAGGTGATTTAGGAATATTTGTCTAAAATACATTTGGGAATCAATTGTTCTTTTAGGAGATCCATCTTTTTGAAACATTTATTGATCGTCACGTCGCTTACGCCGGATATCTGTTTGATGTTGGTTTTTGAGATATTTAAATTGCAATGATACGATATGAAATAGATAATTCCGGCGGCAATTGCATGGGGAGTATTGTCTGTAATACTGTTGTTTTGTTCAAGTTTGTTGGCAATAAACTTGGATAACATGATGAGTTCGGGATTCATATTTAGACGACTGCAATAACGTTCAATAAATGAACTAGGCGTGGTTGTTTGCAAATTGGCTTGCTGGGATGTTTCGAAACCCCGTTCAATATTATGTAGGATATTGACGGCGGTAGAGCAACCGGTAGTCGCACTGGTTTTGTCCAATTGGAAGATTTCAGCAATCTCGTGGGCGGTGCGGGGGCAACCATTTAGACGACACGCAATATAAATGGAAGCGGCTTTAATACCATCGCGATTTAATCCCCTAAACATCTTTTGTTCGGAAATATCTTTGTGGATGGCAATGGCTTCGTCGATCAATATTTTAGGAATACCTGCATTTTGTGCCATGATGGTTATGAATTGGAACTCGTGGTAGAGGGATTTTTCTTTATGGGGCATCGATTGCCATTCCGTCCATTTGCGAATCTTTTTCATTTCGTAGGAAAGTTTATTGGTTGCCATGACTTTACATCCGAATGATGATTCCAACAAAAGAGGATTGATGGGATTTCCGCAACGGGTTGGATCATTGGCGTTTTTGTCGTCCGCACCATAAAATCGCCATTCGGGGGAATAATCGAGAGTATCGGTATAAATGATCGAGCATGCATTGTTGGTGCATGTAGGGAACCCGTCTTCCATAATCATCAGCGTCGAATGACATGCTTGACAAAGACCCATTTCAAGCGACGAAGATGATGGTCTTATTGTTTCCGACGACTTGGTTTCAATGTCGAATAAATCCCATAGTTTCGATTTATCAGCATTGGATAAATGAGATTTTTTCTTTTTGGTTTTATTTTCTGTTTTTGGCGCAATTTCTACTTTAGCATCAACTATGGTAGGATGAGGTTTCCGTTTTATTTTGACAATTGTATCAGTATATTGGATCATTTTAGATTGTATAAAGAAATGTATTCCCTTTATACAAACGCATCAATTTTGTTGTAATTATTATATCTTTCTATTATAGTGAAAAATATGATATCATGTGATAAACTACCCTCTATATTTTATGAAACCGTTGCGAAAGAGTTGACTCAGGTTATATGTGATACTTTGTATAATCCTGGAACCGGTCCTAGTGAAGATAATGCTAAACGTGACCCTCGCCGTGAAATATTAACTCTTGTCGACAAATTTGTAAATCGAGCGTTGAATGATATAACACAAAAACAAATCACTGACAGTTTTACAAGATCTTTTAATGATGTTGTTTCTCAAAATATGCAAGTGTTTTTTAGCGATCAATATATTTCGATGTATATGATGAAAACATTATTAGACGAAGAACGAGTTGGCACGAATAGTCGAGGGGAAACATTCAAAAAAATGTTGCAAATTATAACTTCAAGTGGAATAAAATTATATGAACCTAAATCGGGTGATGATATTCAAAGTAAAAAGACGGAATCGATTATGGGACAATTATCTATAATACCAGTGAAGAAGGATGAGATGTCAAAGGATCAGACGTCAAAGAATCAGACAAATATGAGCGGTGGTGTTGAGTTGGACGCTGTTTTGGGCATGATCAAAGATGCAACAAGTGGAATCGCAGGTAGTGCTAGTGTTAATGACATAGCTAAAAACGCAACCAACCTTGGAAATAAAGCGGTCGATGCAGTTACTGGCGCGGCTACAGGTGCAGCTAGTTATCTTCTAGGACGTAAATCGAACAAACCAAGTCCTGCAAGTGAACCTATTTCATCGATTCCTGCAAGTGAACCTACTACTAGACCGAATAAACCAAGTACTACACGTGTATCTACTACATCGAACGTAACAATTCCTACAATTGGACCACCTACATCGATTCAGGAAAGTAATTATTCGACGGCAGGATCGATTGCTGCTTCCAAACTAGGAGATAAAGGCCAAGGTTTATTTACATCTGCCATCAAAACTGTATTTGGTCCAGTAATTCAAAAAATATCCGGCGAAATTGTTGAAATGATTGAGAAAGATTTGTCATTGAAAGAATATTTTCCGCAACAAATCTCGGATGATATTTACAACTTAGTCAAAGACGCATTACAATTTCATCTAGCCCAACCAGAAGGTCGACAAATGTTTTTACGCCAAATTGAACCGTTATTGAAACGCTATGTTTTTACATATACATCTTCGTCGTCGGATTTATTAACCTTGTCAGTTCTACGACATTTATGCACAACTGATCCAATGAAATCGCTTTTAGAAAATACTATCAAAAAACATATTGATTTATATAATGATGGGCAACCAAACGATTATATTGAAACCGTCTATAAAAATCTATATAGTGCTATTAATGAAAGGTTGATCGAACAAAATCCCATCATCACCATGTATGAAACAATGCAAACCATGTTTACCTCTGGACAAATTGGAAAAAAGATAATTTATGATTATGATGATAATGAGAGTTTATACAAAAACCCCTTTTATACGAGCAAGAATGATATATTATCTAAGTTAAAAATATCCGAAGAAACCCCTGATGGACAACGACCAATTGTTGGGGATGCAGGACCTCCACCATTGGTTCAACAAAAATCTATTGAAACAGATTCAAATACCGCGGATTCAACACTCACCAAAAAAACTGGCGGTAAATCAAAACGCGTTTCCAAAACCAAACGCCGGCGCCGCACTTTCCGCAAACAAAACACGACTCAACGCCATCTATGAAAATGAAACTTTTTTCTCCAACTTCTCAAACAAATCGGACTTGTAAACTAATTTGCCCGATGGTTTATATTGATCAATAGGCGTATATTCTTTGCCTACTTTTTTTACAGGTTCTCCATTCTTGTCGTTAAACAGTTTGGCGTTCATATCTTCTTCTTCGTCTTCTTCCTTTTTCGAGATCAAATTACCATATTGATCAATGACATTCCCTGTCTTCTTTTTGACTTCATTACGCACATACGCAGGTATCCAATGAAGCCAAGACACAAACAACGTATTTGGATGCATGTATCGCACATGAAATCCATTTTCTTCTAATTTCGTCACTAAATAGGCAATACATTCGGATTTATCATAGACAGGTTCTCCAAATATATATTCAGGAACCAAAAACCAAATGTGTTTTTCCGTTGATTTTGTTTTCGCCGTAGTATTAATGCGTTTGTGAATACGGTTTAATAGTTTATTGAATATCGATACTTGTTTCAAATCCCGGCGTTGATTCTTTTCGTAGAGTTCGTCAATATTGATTTTGTGCGTGCTTTCTTCGTCGTCCACATAGAGAAAGGCCATTTTTATATTATCACGCGATAAAAAGAATAGAAAGAAAACACACATATATTATTAATGGAAGAACCAATCACAGAATCAGAACCACATATAGATTTGAGCGTCATCTCCGATTTAAATGTCATCTCCGATTTAAATGTCATCTCCGATTTAAATGTCATCTCCGATTTACATGTCATCTGCGATTTAAAACCCAATATAAAACATTTAGTCATTTGCGGTGGCGGTGTTTCTGGATTTACGGCATATCGTATGATCAAAGAACGGGCTCTCTCGGGATTTTTATCTATGGACGCCATTCAATCCATCTATGGCACATCCGTAGGTGCCATTTTAGCCGTCATGTTTGCGCTTAAATATTCGTGGGAAGACATTGACATTTACTTGGTAAAACGCCCGTGGCAAAACGTTTTCAAGTTTGATATTCAGTCTCTCCTCTATTCATATGAGAACCGTGGTATTTTCGATCAAAAAGTCATATATGAAATATTGCATCCCCTGCTTTTAGGGAAAGGATTGGATGTAGATATAACGATGCGCGAGTTTTTTGATTATACTGGTATTGATATTCATGTAAATACAACAGAACTGCATAGTTTTGAAAATATCGATATTTCCTATAAAACCCATCCAGATTGGAAAGTATGTGATGCCGTCTATTGTTCGGCTTGTTTACCCATGTTGTTCTCGCCTTTTTTGGTGGAAGATAAATGTTATGTTGACGGAGGTGTTTGTGTCAATTATGCGCTAAATACTTGTTTGGACAATGTCGATAACCCCGACGAAATATTTGGTATTACACTGACTCCTTTGGATCCTAACAAAAACATTGTGAGTACCGACTCCAATTTGTTTGATTATATGTCGGTATTATTCAATAAAATACACAGACATCCGCATGTGAAAACCACACCATCCATCAAATACCAAGAACAAATCGATCAAAACAAGATTTCGATATTCGATATTTTGGAATTGGCGTCATCCATTCATATGCGTGAAGAACTTATCAAACCGAAAATATAAGTTATGATTGAGAACTTATATTTTAAGCAATAGCCGACTTGACAAATTGATCTAATGAACTTTTGGTGATTTTTGCATCAAAATCAATGCGATTATCACCCACCAACATAATAATTGTGGGGAATGATTCGACTTTATATTGACTGATCATTGCGGAAATCTTGTCATTTGGATCATTGGTATCATCCGTGCAATCAATATCACGGCATACTATTTGATTACCATTTATGGTTTTACCGTCATATTCTTCTTTGAATTGAATCCAAATGGGTTTGGCGGCTTTGCAATGAGGGCACCAATCGGCAAAAAAGAATAATATCTCAATGGGTTTTCCTCGGGTATTGATATTGGAAATATCCGCATAATTGGTTTTGCTTTTAGGTTCAGCATAGTATTTTTTGTAGGCGTACCAACCGACAATAATAAACAATATCAAAATGACTATGGCGGTGATGATGAGACTATATTTACGAATATATCTATTATAAATTAATTCGGCGAATCCAGACATGTTGTATAATATGCATGGATAGATTATTTTATGGATTTATCCGAGGTGAAAATCGTAGATTTGACTAAAAAATCGCAGATTTGACTAAAAAATCGTAGATTTGACTATAAAAATGGGACATTTGACCATGTACAAAATATTTAGCAATACACAAAATATCAATCTATTATAACTAACGAACTCCACTATGCACAAAAAAACCAGTAAAAAATTAACAGGTCGAGTCTTTACTCGAAAACATTATCAAAGTAATGACGGTATGTTGACTACCGTATGGGGACCTAGCACATGGCATCTATTACACACGATGAGTTTCAATTATCCAGTAAATCCGTCATGCGATGACAAAAACAATTACCGCGATTTTATCCTAAATCTCCAAAACGTCTTACCTTGCGGAAAATGCCGGAAAAATCTAAAGAAAAACTTCAAAAAACTACCCCTCTTGCTAAAACATATGGCGTGCCGCGATTCGTTCTCTAAATATGTATACCGTCTACATGAATTGGTGAATAAAATGTTGGGTAAAAAATCCGGACTCACGTATGAAGATGTCCGAGAACGTTATGAACATTTCCGTTCTCGTTGCGCTAAATCTTTAGAAGAATTGAAACAGGAGCAAGAGGAGGCTGAGAAAAACAAAAAAGAAAATGGCTGCACCGAACCATTATACGGTGAAAAATCGAAATGTATTCTCAATATTGTTCCTCACGATGCTCCTGTGAAAACATTTAGTATAGATGAAAAATGCAAGAAGACGCGAGGAGAACCTGTTCCAGAAAATGTATAAACATTATATAATAAGAAGCACATGTCAGATTACGATACCGATGAAAAGATCGATTATGGTAAAATAATTGGGATACTTCCTGAAGAATGCACTCGTGTTCCATTCTGGACTGAGAACCCCAATGTATTGTTCCAATCGCATTATATTTTAGAGTTTTTTCCCGTCGAATCCATGTCTTATGAACAAAAACTCAATGCCGTCAGTCGTTTAGTCATTCTACTCACCATCATTGGATTCATCCTTACTCGCAGTGTGCGTCTATTAATCATTTCCGCCATTACATTGTTCTCCATTCATCTATTACATTACTACCAACAAAATGAAAAAGACAAGAAAGAGTTCAAGAAGAATGATTTAGAAAAAAATGGAATTGCCGAACCATTTGAGAACCCAGCACTCGATTTACTCAAAAAAGAGGGGGTACCCATTAGCGACGATGTTTTCATGAAACCTAATTCCACTAATCCATTTAGCAATGTTTTGATGAACGATTATGATTATAATCCACAGAAAAAACCCGCCCCGCCCATTGCCAAATCTGCAGTGAGTGCAAGTATTTTAGACGAAGCAAAACAACTTGTAAAATCATTGAATCCCGATCAACCTGATATTGCCGATAAACTTTTCAAAGATTTAGGCGAACAATATACTTTCGAACAATCCTTACGTCCCTTTTATTCGACAGCCAACACCACCATCCCCAATGACCAAGATGGATTTGCCAAGTTTTGTTATGGTAGTATGATATCATGCAAAGAAGGCAACCAATTCGCCTGTGCCCGTAATTTATCGCGCCATGTCAATAATTAGACACTCTTTCCGCACTTTTTATTATATATAAATAGTATAATAAGAAGAATGACTTCCTTGAATTACATGTTCCAAAATATGGGTCGTATTGGAATGGATGCCACCGATAAAACCCAACAAACCATGTATAATACACGCATTGCCAATTATTCGCTTTCCAATTTTTTCAGTGAATCGGCATCTGATGCACATGTCAATTTTGCCACTACTCAACCAAACGTCAATTTCAACAGTGTCAATGGAGGCAGTGGTGTTGGTGGCGGTGTTGTCGATTATGAATCTTTATTGAAAATCAGCAACGAACAAGAACGTCCTTTGGAAAAAGTTCAATTAATGCAACGTCCTTTTGCCACTGTTCCTTATTTAGGAAAAGGTGCCGGTAATCCCGACATCGAATCGCAATTACAACAAGGCGAATACGTGAACCACCAAAAATCCGTCAATACCATCATGGAAAAATCGTTTATGCCATATTCCATGCATCTAACCGATACTCATATGGAAGAACGTGTTCACAATCCTACTTATACCATTGAAGAATCCGCCTTAAACGGCTGGGTTCGTGGTGGTGTCGATACTCGTAAAAGTGCATCGAAGAAATAAACGCGCGATTAAACCATATAAACATTATTGATTATTTGTATTATATATCATGTATAATACAAATCTGGAAGTGAGTTATAACGACGACGATCAGTACCGGGAATTGTTATGTAAAGCCTTCTATTCTGAATCGTTGGAATATTCCGATATTATTACTACTGGAATGGATTATTTATGGGAACAAACCCAGACTTGTCCGCTTTTTATAAAATTGTATGTGTTGGGCGCTGCGAAACTTATGTCGGAAGATCCTTCTATGGGATTGGCGATTATGTTATCTTATGATTATTTTGCGGATTTTCATATTTTACTCCAATTATGGTTTCGTAATCCGGAGGCTATTTCAGAATCGTGTATGCAATGTAAAAAACTGAGTGAAATGTTGACCAAAAAATAAAAGTGTATAATATATAGAATGGCATCAACCCGAACTAAAAATACGATTGGAAATTATGATTTAGAACAATGGTCGAATCAATCATCCGTTGGATATAATACATCTATTGTTTATGGTGCTGCACCACAAACCATGTTGCCCGGTGATGGATTGTTGGCAGGTAATGTCTCACGAACCCAATTGGCATACAATTCATGTGATGTGGAATCGTCGCTTTTTGGCATTGGATCCACCAATTTAGTGCAGGCTCGTCATGAAATTGTACCCGAAATTGCGCAATTAAAGAGTTTGAATGTCATTGATCGTCTTCCTATTATGGTTCCTAGTCCTTTGATTGTGGAGTCGAATCAACGCCCATTGCGTCGTTAGACGAATTACCGTTAGACGAAGTACCGCTTGTGCGCCGTTTTTGCGTGTAATTCCGAATTGATTTCATATGATTTTTGAAAGTTTTTACCAGGGAATGGATATGGGGTTTTTTTGGATATGTATCTTCTTCTTCTTTAACATATGGAGATTCTTCTGGTTCGGTTGGTATCATATTTGATAAAGCATCAACTATGTTATTTGGTGGTGTTTCTTTTGGTAATGGGATATTCTCGATGGGTGCCATTTCAAGTTCATACAATTCGGGATATTGTTTGATTGTCCCATCTTGTAAATACTCTACCGGTATTTTTATAATCGCCATTGCATATTTATTCATTTGGGAATAAATATACAGATTCCTTTATGTGTATTTCAGAGGGTTTTGATTTATGAAAACTTGACAATAATCTTGATGTCTTCTTTTTTGATACATTTGCATGCCGATACCGACAATTCTTCGCGTTTCTTGCGGGTTTTGGTATTGTCATTCTCATCGTAGCGTTTAGCAGTGCTATTGCGATTATTCATGTCCCCCTCAATATCCGAATAATTTGCTTTGATAAAATCGATGATATTGTTCTCGATTGCCCATTTGAAAAAATTGAGTTGACCAATGGTCGTCTCCATGTATTTCTCGTCATCGTAAGGAATCGTAATACGTTCCCATCGGCAAAATGGATCGAAACGACGTTTACTATAGGCTTTCAATTTCAGTTTGTAATCATTGTAGACTTTGAAACGGACAGTTTCGATTTCACCATTGAGTCGTCGCGATGGCAAATCATAAACAGTATAATACTTTTTGGCGTAGTTTGTGACAAACCAATCGACAATCCGTAGTGAGATTTTGGTTTCGCCATTGATTATACTCATCATTTTATGAATATGATCGGTGTTCTGGTAAAAATCCATCAGATTTTTCATTAATAAATCATTTTGGGTATTTAAATGGTTGGTTGTATAAGCACTCATCGGTATGAAAATAATAACGCGTTTTTTTAAGTGGATTTGTTATGAAAACAATATAATTGGGGGTGGTCGGGGCGGTGACGGATATTATTCTATACATAATCTATATAAAGACTATACTGTATTATATAATATGTTTGGTATGGTAAAGGGGAAATGTTTAGGAAAAGATCGAACTGGAAATGGATGTAGAAATTATCAAATTGGTTCAACGCGATTTTGTAAAATACATAATTATATGTGTGATTATACCCCTGAAATGTTGACATCGATAACCTTATGTAAAAGTTGTAATAAAATGCAACATATGGACGATGATTATAAAACATGCATAACATGTAGAAATCGGTTATGTGAAAATCGTGAACAAGCCAAAACCAAAATTATATATTGTGCAAAAGACAAATGCAAGTTCAAAAAATCAGACGAAAATGATTACTGCATGAAACATCAAGTTTGTGTATTTGTAAATGAAACCGAGTCATTGGGAATGCGTGTATGTAAAAATTATGTGCGTGGATGTAAAACACAATTAGGATGTGACTATACTTTTCAAAAATGCGGGGATTGTTTAGAAAAAGAACGTTTGCGTGATAAAAACCGACGGGGAAAAGCTGTTGCGCAAAATAATGCACGACCTGCAGATGCCGATTCAATAATTTGTTCTACGTGCTGCAAAACATACCCCAAGGAATCATTTATTGGTAAAAAAAATAATGTCGTAAAATCATGTCGTCCTTGTAGAGAACAAAATCATAAACACGACTTGAAACGTGATAAAACTCATCGTAATGAACTTGCTCGCATAAATGATGCAAAACCTGAACGAAAACTTGTCAAGCAAAAATGGAATGAAGAAAATTACGACAAGGTTGTATTGAAAACGATGAATTATAGGCAAAATAAAATAAATACACTTGGTGTAGATGGATATCGCAAACAAAATGCTGAAAATGCTAAAAAATGGCGTGAAAATAATCCTGAAAAAATGGCGGAACTAAATCAACTCAAAAAAACGAACAAGATCCAGTCGTTCAATACTTATAAACGTAGTGCAAATATCAAACAACTTGAGTTTGGGCTTACTATAGATGACTATATTAAACTAGTCGAAAACCCATGTTATTATTGTGGAATAATAGATGCAGACAAAGGGTTCAATGGAATTGATCGTAAGGATCAAACAAAAGGGTATATTGAAGACAATTGTGCAAGTTGTTGTAAAATGTGTAATTATCTAAAAGGATCATTGCATTATGAAACATTTATAAAACGTATCATACATATTATAACTTATAAAAATAAAAACATACAATTATATCCTACATGTTTTTGTGATCATAAAAGAACATCTTATTCTGGTTATATGACACGGGCATTAAAGAAAAATATTGATTTCTCTATAACAGAAATAGAATACCATACTATTACATCAAAATCATGTTATATGTGTGGAAAAGAAAATACAACTTTACATTCAAATGGTATTGATCGAATCGATAATAATAAAGGATATGTAATCGATAATATACATTCTTGTTGTGGTGAATGTAATTATATGAAAAATAATTATACTATGAATGATATTATGCAGAAGTTTATATTAATTTACGAGAAGCATAAGAATGGAGTATTTGAAACCCCCACCGATGTATGTCATAATCATTTTATATTGAAAAATGTCAACAAGAAAACAAAGGATGAATTGAAAGACGAATATATTCAACGCAAACTGCAACAAGGCGATAGTTTGAAGGAAAAATATAACGATATCGAATACAAGATGAAACATGCACGGGATATAGCCAATCGGCGAAATTGTAAAGTTATTACTAACATGTAAATACTATTTACACATTTATATTGAATCTTTGGTCAAAAGGGTGTGCGTACTATGCACTCCCTTCAATTTATTATCATCAATATGGTGTAATTATATTTCTACTACATAGGATGTCATTAAAACATACACCCTTTCTATTATAAATATGAACCAACTATGGCTCATATTTATTTCATATAATTATAACAATTGTGAAGTATGATCAAGTTTTTAATTTGAATCTCTACTACCCCTAAGTTTCCCTAGGGGGATGGACTGTATCTTAACCCGACTCAGGCTGCTTACACCTTCATCATCGAGCGACTACCGTTCAGTCTCTGACGGCTAACCATATACTAGCAAATCGTATTTAGGTTATAACCATGCGGATTGCCCAATCCTCAACATTATTACGATACCCAAGTTCTATTCTTGGCCATGAGCAGATTTCTCATACTCACTTCGTAGTTGAAGCTCTAAGGGGTTTCCCGAACAACAAGTAATCTTGCAAGGACAAATATCCTTACTAACAACAGGCTATTACTGCAGGAGCCAAACCGAAGTTATCCGTAAACATTGCCTGCTTGTTTACGGCGTGTTGTTTTTCTGCTCTAGTCGCAATAAATTGTACCATTAACAAGTACAATTCTATCACCTTCAAAGCAACACCAGCCATGCCTGACATGACTCTTAAGACGTTGTAATTAACTGCATATACTCTGACCTTAGCAGTTGATGTTCCTGAAACTGTGGCGGCAGAAAGGACAAGTTGTAAGACAGCATTGTCTATTCTGGAGAAGTTGCACGAACCACTTGGTTGATGCTCTTCTGGGCGTAAAGCGAATGAGTATACGTTGATACCTGTGTCTGGAGCACGGGTGTGATGTTGGAATGGTTGAACAACATCGAAGTATGATCCTTCACGCTCAGAGAAACGATCTTGGCCGTTAAGTTGTAACTTGGCAGTCACAACTGGGTTTTCACCCCAGCAGTGCATGTCAAGAGCAGTCTCGGCAAGAACGAATGTACCGGCATCAGATAATGCTGATTGTGCACCATCAGCACCAATACCATCCCAGTTATCACTTAAAGCACCAGTTCCGTTGGCACCAGCCATTTGGAAAAGACCATCAGATGTGATGAAGGCAGTAGTACCAGATGTTTGTGCTGGACCACCGAATGCATGGATAGCATTTGGTAAAGCATCAATGGCATCAGTGTAGTTGAATGGTTGAGCACCTAATGTCTTGTATAATGTGTTTCCACCTTCTAATGATGAGCAGTAATCAACGTTGGCATCAGGTTGAACAACCCAGACTAATTCCTTGCAAGGATGGTTGAAGTTCAACTTGATCTTGTTGGATGAGGAACCAACTGATTCATCACCAGTGAATTGAACTTGCTCAATTAAGTACTCGTGTGGGTTTTGTGCCATCTTTCTGCGTTCATCGGAGTCTAAGAAGACATAGTCGACGTAAAGGGAAGCGGCAACTAATGATGATTGGTAAGCAGTTGAGACGGATTGGGTGGCAGATGCGGCAGATAATGCTTTAACTGCCCATAAGCACTCACCGATTGGTCTGAAATCGATGTTGATCTTGACTTCGTGGTACTGTAAGGCGATCAATGGAAGAGCAAGACCAGGGTTGCGGCAGAACCAGAATAAAAGAGGAACGTATAAGGTTGTCTCTGGTAAAGCGTTTCTTGGAGCGCAAACTTGGGATGGTCCACCTGATGAAGCACAAGGTCCGGAGACGTTGGCAAATGCTGGATCAGTGATGTAGGTTAACTGTGTGGTTTGGCCTACCATCTTGAAGTATCCTCTTAATTGCTCAGATGACATGGTTAATTGGTTCCAGATGTGCATCCAATCACCGTATTGGCGATCGATTCTTTGGCCACCAATTTCAACTTCAACTTGGGCAATTAATTGTTCACCTACAAAGTCTAACCAACGGGCATAGACATCACCTGATGAAGCCATGTCTTGGTTGATTTCTGGTAATGTGACTTGTAAGTATGTCTTGTATGCAAGATCACCATTTCTGGAGATTGTGCAGGTAACACGACGGCCAAAATCGGCTTGTCCTGAGAATGTTTGTTCAATGGATTCCATTGCAAAGTTGGTATGTCTGCGGTATGAGACCTTCCAGAATGTGATTTCTGGTGTACCTGTTAAGAAGACGTCTTGGGCGCCGTAAGCGACGAGTTGCATTAAACCACCTGCCATTTTTGGGGGATTATATATTTGCTAAAGATAATAATTCCGGGAAAAATCGAATTAAACTAACGAAAATGGACATTATAATCAATCATTTGCAGATCAATCATTATCATACGTATTATGCTAATGATTTATACACAGATTATCGACATTTTACACATGATAAAATCCACCCCCACAAACACCCGTTTTCGTCTAAATATTTTCCGGAATCGTTTTCATGTTTTCTAAAATAAATCTTTCTAAATATTCCTCTTGAAAGATCTCCCTTTTATTCTCATGCTTTTTGGAGAATATAAATGTATCATTCGATTTTTTCACAGTCCATCCTTGCTCTAAAGCATTCGATATAAACATCATTTTCTGGAATGTCTTCTTGTTCATGGTAATATTGGTCGGATATTCAATTGCCGTTTGCATATATTATAAAAATAGATTGAGAAACACTGGGTTTTAACGCCTTTTGGTGATCTTGTCATAGGCAACATCATACCAATAACCAAAAAATGATTTATATGAGGTCTTTGTTCTGTGAATGTATCCTTCCTGAATCAATACGTAAATTATTTTATCTATATTCATATCATTGATTCGCAACCATATATAATACGATGCAATCATGAATGCTGTTGCAATGATCGACGATCGAGTGATTATATGTCCCCGTACCATCATGTACCAGAGTGGTAGACCTTTGATTATAGTATTGATGATGATAAACTTCGTTATATTGTAAACCGAAGCATTCGAGATTATCAAATATAATAACGTAATTATATTTAGAATAATGGCTAAAATCGTTACAAAGAATGGCGATGTTCTCACAATACCGATTGCATACAGAATAAACCAGGCCAAGATCCAATATGATAATATAAAATCTGAACGTAATACGTTGGGCATCTATAAATTGTGGAGATAAAAACAGATATAAACACTGGAAACCTATAATATTCAAAGGAATGAATGGTATAAAGGGGATTTATACAATCGACGAAAAACATACCGAAATATTGAATCAATTTCACGAACGAGAAAACGTCGACCTACCTGAACTCATTGCCGAAAAAAATGGGTTAAAAGATCAACTCCACGGGGCAACTAACATCGAACAAAAAATGGAAATCAAAGACAAAATCGGGGCACTCAAATTGAAAATTAAAGCGCTGAAAAACGAAAAGAAACATTATTTGCTTGATAATTCCAAACACATTTTTGATTATTTCGAACAAAAGAAAAAAGTCAGTAGCGGAAATAACAACCAGAATGTCAATGTTCTCAATTCGTTTTTCAAAATACGCGCCACCAATACTTCGGCGGAAAATCCCAATAGTGAAAAGTATTCTCAATCGAAAAGTCAGTATCATAATTATTGGAAAAACGTCGATGGCCATGTTCTTAATATTCACGATTTTATGATGGGTTCAGATACATGCAGTTATTGTCATCGGGGTGAATTGATTCCGCAAGATGAAGAGGGGATTTTGATTTGTAATAATATGCAATGTGGGAAGTTTGTCATTTATGTGGTGGATAGTGCCAAACCCGCCAACAAAGAACCGCCGAACGAAGTATCCTATACGGCCTATATCCGGTTGAATCATTTCAAAGAGATTTTATCGCAATTCCAGGCAAAAGAAACAACACAAATACCGGAAGAAGTGATTGACGCCATCCGAAATCGCATCAAGAAGGAACGTATTAAGGACATGTCGCTGATTAATTATGATAAAATGCGGGATATATTGCGGAAGTTGGGATTAAACAAATATTTCGAACATATTCAGTATATTAATTCGATTTTTGGTATTAAACCGCCCATTATGAACGAGGAATTGCATGAGACGTTGTGTGTATTGTTTATTGAGATCCAGAAACCGTGGGCGGTGCATTGTCCGGCGAATCGAACCAATTTTTTTAATTATACGTATACTTTGTATCAATTATGTGTGTTGTTGGATCAGACGCAATATTTACCATATATTCCGATGATGAAGGACCGGGAAAAACAATTGGAACAAGATATGATATGGAAAAAAGTGTGCATGGATTTGGATTGGGAGTTTTTCCCGACTGTATAAACACATGTGACGCGTATTATGCATTATTCTTTCATAAATTGTATTATACAACTTATGAAGTTCATTTATTTACGACCTCTACGCTTTTTCGCGGTTCTTCGCTTCTTGAATGGTCGGAATGATACGGATTTTGAACTATATCCACCCGATGATTCAGTTGTTGGTAGTTCTCCTTCTGTTTCTGATCCTTCTGTTGCATCTTCAACTTGTACTGCTGTATTTTCTTCTGCTGGTGCTGCATCTGTTTCATTAATCAAATCTGTAATTACTTTGATCATAGTGGTGTTTTCTTCAGGTCCTTTAGTACTATCAGATACAAGTCTTTTATCATCCGTGACAACAATATTTTTTACTTGTTCACCTGGCTTAGTTACATTTATCTTACCATCAATATATATTTTGTAGTTTTCACCATCACGTTTTTTTTTATATAATGTAATAGTCATCTTTATGTCCTTATCGGCTTCGTATGGTTCTACTGCTACTTCTTCTTGATTTACTACTGCTATTTTTTCTTCTGCTACTTTTCCTGTTTCTGCTCCTGCCATTATTATATACATTATACTACGATTTTATTTTCCAACAAAATATTCTTTTTTGGAATGACGATCATTCGTGGATCACGATCCATGACCGATATCCAAAATAAATAATTGTCCTCCTTTTCACTAAATCCCAGACAAAACTCGATACCCGGGTTTTTGCTAAAATAAAACGGTCGTGAATAAACTAATGGCAAAAACGATTCGGAATCCAATAAAATCAACATATGATAATAATGCCGTGGTTTACATTCTTCGCTAAAATGTACCACGCCTAAAAGACCAGATTCGGTATTTATAAACGTCGTCGACCCTCGTACCCTTTTGAAAAACGCCGGCATCGCAGTTTGTGTCATTATTTCTAAATGATCGTCGACGACTTTCCCGATTTCGAAAGGGCACCATCCATAAATAAATAGATCATTTCCTACAGGTATCCAATTCTTCTCACACCGTATTTCGCGAGGCGATCTAATAACTTTTCCTCCAGTAATCACACAAGACATGGGATCATAATCGGCCACCACCATTTGATTGCACCAAACTGGCGAATAGTTCATAGTAGTACCAATAATCTGCAAACTACCGTTGTTCTCAAACAAACGTAGATCTTCTAGACCTTGCGATGCACGGTTCGCATAAATAGCCAAACCCAATGCTTCAATCATGGTTTCAAAACTTTTCGGCAAAAAGTCGTCGTTCAATTCGGACAATACATTGATGTTCTCAATTTTACGGGACTGATTCTGAAAAATATAATACCCACTATCACTTAAACGGTAATTGATAAACCGTGTATTCAACCATTTTCTCCCAGAAGAATCTTCATGATACGATGCCGACATGGGGTAAAAGACAGTTCCTCTTTCCACTATTTCCGGATATGTATAATAGACAATTTGAGAACATTCTTCCAAAGATTCTGCATAAATATCAGGACAAATTGATAACAAGAGCCGATCGTCATGACCACTATAATACCAATGGGGGGAAAAATGTCCGGCATTTTCGAGCCACGCCCAAAATACGACTTCCCACACTAGTTTTCGATGATTTATCAAAAAGCCTTCCAAGTATTTTGTGTACGCGGAGAACCATTTCTGAATCGATGTTTTATCGCCCAATACAAATGCCCCACAAAACCGCCAAACAATCGAGTCCAGATTGTTTTCATCGAAGCCTTTTTCTTTACATCCTGGAACCAATAATAGGGGGGATGTGAGAACACAGGTGTTCAAAAAACGTAGAAAATCCGATGTTCCATGTTGGCAAAACAAATAAGTAATATTATAATCCAACCACGCAAAATGGGTTGATGACCATGGATTCATATTTGATGCATGATTCAACAATTCGACTTTACAATGTATTTTCCACATATGTTGCCATGAATCTTTCACAGGATGGCGGTTCTCTGGAAGGGTGAGAATATGTTTACAGCGATGAATGATTTGGTGGATTTCGAGTGATCCGGGGTCGACGATTTGCAACGTCACATGAGGATGTCCGGTCATTGCGGAGACATTGGCGATTTGGTCTTGTGAAATATAAATAATGAGGGGAATACCGAGTTCAACCAGTTCACGTAAACGATCAATCGACCATTCGCGACTGGATTCATAGTCCCCTTCCTGGACAAAATAATGGGTCACGTAAGTAATGGGAAAATACATATTATATATTTTCAACCCATTGTGTTTATGTATTTTTTCACAAAATTGAAATACAGTTTCTTATCCCATCTTTTCTATAACAAAACACCAACAATGACGAAAACAATGATCTTTGATACCGAGACATCGGGACTTATCCCGAAAGAGACAAAACATTTAGCCGAGTTTCCCCATATTTTGCAATTGTCATTTATCATTTATAATGACGAGACGCAAAAAATCGAGAAAACATACAATGCCTATATAAATGCGGGACTACCCGTGCCAGAAAAAATAACCGAACTCACAGGAATTACGCAATCCATGTGTGATAGCGGCAAACCGATAATAAATGTATTATACGATTTCTATTATGCTTCGTTGGATTGCAGCCGTTTTGTCGCTCACAACATAAAGTTCGATATACGTATGATAGATATAAGTATTCAGCGTAATATTGACGCGATTAAACAACAATGCATGGGATTATTGTATATGTTTGATACCAGTATTTCAAAAAAAGAACAGTTTTGCACCATGTACCATTGCATCAATGAATGCAATATTATGTGCGAAGCGAAAGATAAAAAAGGAAATACCTATACTTATAAAAAGTTCCCCAAATTGAGCGAAGCCCATTGCCATTATTTTGGTAGTCTTCCAGATGGATTACACAATTCCATGGTAGATTGTTTAGTCTGCCTGCGCATTTATTTGAAACAGCGTTATGGACGAAGTATTTCGGATGATGAGTTTGCAAAATGGATGCACTGAACATATATAGGGTGGTGCCTTTTTTTTGTAGATGGCGTAAAATTGTAGATGGCGTAAAATTGTAGATGGCGTAAAAAAATAAGGGGGAATATAAGAGGATGCAAACACGGAAATATAGGAGAACTGTGAAAAAAGGGGGATGGATAAGTTATTACCACCTAGTATAGTAAAGTTTTTTAGGTTAAAATCAGATAAACCTACCAAAAAACGGCGTAATAAATCAAAACTGCATGTTATTGTAGACGACAGAAGTGTGGAGGAAAAGTTGACCCTGAAGTGATGTTGCGCCAATTTGTAGACCACTATTATTCAGTATTTGGATTAAAACGCGATGAAATGATGGACGAATTGATCAAATATTCAATATTACATCATGAATGGTTAAAACCGTCTATTTATAGAAAATCGAAGGG